GAGGCGGCGGTAAAGGCGGCGCTGGTGGAGACACGAGCAACATCAACGGTGGCTCGGGCGGATCAGGATCAACTTGGAGCAATGGCTCCACATACGCTGGCGGAGGCGGTGGCGCTGGCGGATCAGGGGCTGGATTCCAACAAGGTGCCAGCGGTAGCGGCGGCTCTGGCGGTGGCGGTGCTGGCGGTTCTGGTGACGGCGCTTACGGGACTGGGAATGGGACTGCTGGAACCGCAAATACTGGAGGCGGTGGTGGCGGCGGGTCACCGGACAACGGCAGTCTCGGTGGATACGGCGGCTACTTGGGGGGAAACGGCGGCTCGGGCATTGTCATTATTCGCTACGCCGGAAGCCAAAAAGGTAGCGGCGGCACGGTGACTTCCTCCGGCGGATACACCTATCACACGTTTACCAGTTCTAGCACGTTCACGGCTTGATCATGGCTCACTTCGCAAAGATCGACGAGAACAGCGTGGTCACGGAAGTTCTGGTGATCGACCAAGCCGAAATTGATACAGGCAACTGGGGAGACCCGGCGACCTTCGTAAAGACCAGTTACAACACGCGGCGCGGCGTTTACTACACGCCTAACTCAAACACGCCAGATCCTGATCAATCAAAAGCGTTTCGCAAAAACTATGCTGGGATCGGGATGCTTTGGATTCCAGACGGTCCTGATGGTCCGGGCTTTGCGCCTCCGCAACCGTTCCAATCGTGGACCCTGAACCCGTCTACCTATTGGTGGGAGCCGCCGGTTCCAATGCCAACGCCGAACAGCCCGCCGTGCTATGAGTGGGACGAGTCAATAACTAATTGGGTGGAAGTGCCTTGCCCACAAGCCGGGAGTGAATGATGGCAACGCAATTTACTTGGGTCATTGAGTGGATGAACACCAAGCCAGTTGATGGCAATCTTCAGGACGTGGTTGTCACGGCTGGATGGCGGTGCAACGGGCTGGATGGCGGTCACTTTGCCTCAGTTTATGGCTCCTGCGCCTTCTCCTCCCCCGGTGATCCATTCACGCCATACAACCAATTGACTCAAGACCAAGTGCTTGGCTGGTGCTGGGCGAGTGGCGTTGATAAAGCCGCTGTTGAGACCAGCGTAGCGGATCAAATTCAAGATCAAATCAACCCGCCTGTTGTGGCGCTTCCGCTTCCTTGGTAGGCGTAGACAGTTTGGGGATAGGGGGGGTATGTGAAGATCGCAGTCTACGCAATCAGCAAAAACGAAGAGCAGTTTGTCAAACGGTTCTGCGAGTCGGCAGCGGACGCGGACCTGATCCTGATCGCCGACACCGGCTCTACTGACAAGACGGCTGTGCTGGCGGCAGAGTGCGGAGCGGTAGTCCACGACATCTGCATCACACCGTGGCGGTTCGACAAGGCTCGGGACGCGGCGCTCGCGCTGATCCCTAGAGACTTCGACGTGTGCATCTCTCTCGACTTGGACGAGGTTCTCGAACCCGGTTGGCGGGAGGAGATCGAACGGGTCTGGAAAGAAGGCACCACTCGGCTGCGATACAAGTTCGACTGGGGGTGCGGGATCTCGTTCTTCTACGAGAAGATCCACCACAGGCATGGCTACCATTGGCACCACCCGTGCCATGAGTACCCCCGCCCGGACGGGAGGATCAAAGAGGTCTACGCTCACACGGATATGTTGCTGGTGAGCCACCATCCCGATCCCACGAAGAGCCGGGGACAGTACCTAGACCTGCTGAAGTTGGCGGTTACGGAAGATCCGCGCTGCCCTCGCAACGCCTTCTACTACGCTCGCGAACTCACGTTCTACCGCAAGTGGGATGAGGCGATCGTCGCTCTCAATAAGTACCTCGATATGCCGGAGGCGAACTGGGAGAACGAGCGGTGCTACGCGATGCGCCTCCTAGGTCAAGCGCACGATGAGATGGGCAACGGGCATGAGGCGATGAAGTGGTATCGCAGGGCTTGCGCTGAGGCACCGAACACCCGCGAGCCGTGGGTGGATCTGGCGATGGCGTGCTACCGCAGGAATCTGTGGGCTGAGTGCTACGGTGCTGCCAAGTCTGCGCTGGCGATCAAGGACCGGCAGTTGGTCTATACCTGCGACCCGGCGGTATGGGGGGCGAAGCCGCACGATCTAGCGGCGCTGGGTGCGTGGCACCTCGGTCTAAAGGACGAGGCGCTGGAGCAAGGCAGGATTGCGGTTGATCTTGCTCCAGAAGAGGAGCGGCTACGAGAGAATCTAGAGTGGTACGAGGGGAAGGATAAGTTGGCAGCGTAACCCGGCAAGACTCGAAACGAAGCCCGCTCATGGCGGGCTTTTTTATTGGAGGTGGAAATGGAAGCGATTTTGATTGGACTTTTGCTTTTTGCTGTTGCTGCGCTGTTTTACTTCGCCGTCGTTCACCGCGACACGTTCGAGGAGTTGCTGAAGCGCGACATCATCGAGGTCCGCGAAGAGGCTAAGAAAACCGAGGACAAGGTGCGCGGGAAGTTGCGCGACTTTGACGACAAGGTTCGCGAAGACGTTTCCCAGAAGATCAAGAAGATCCGCGCACGGAGGAAGTAGTGGAAGCCAAAGTCTTCCCGGTTGTCATCGTCACTTGGGTTGACGCCGCGACAGAAAACGGTTGGACAGACACGGACGAAGCGCACGACTTCGTGCCGCCGCAGTGCCTGACGCTTGGGTATCTAGTGGCGGACAAACCTGATCACCTTGTGCTGGCGCAATCGCACGGTGGGGACGAGATGGGAAATCGCTGGACCATCCCACGAGGAATGGTTCGCGATGTCCGAACTCTGGTGGTGGGCGAACCTTACGCCCCGGACAAGGGAGAAAATGCCAAAAAGAACAAGCGACGAACTCCAAAAGGTCGTTGATGCATATGTAATCGCTGGGCGCAACGAGTGCCGAGCGGCAGAACTGTTGGGGATGGTTCGCACCACCTACCAGAGCGCACACCGGGAAGCCAAGAAGCAAGGCTTCGTTCCCAGCAAGGAGGCTCTGGAGGCTCCGATTCAGGATGACCTGTCTCTCAGGGATCAGGTCAGGGCGCTGGAAGCCCAACTGAAGCAGGTCAAGAAGGACACCCTCGACGACGAGTTCGTCAAGCGGCAGATCATCAAACTGTTAGAGCAGTCTGTCGAGCCGCCGGAGTGGCTTGTAAAGGCTCCGAAGGGTAGCGGATTCCCCGGAGTGCCGACCATCTTTGCGAGCGATTGGCATTGGGGGGAGGTCGTTGACCCAAACCAGATCAACGGGGTGAACGAGTACAACCTCAAGATCGCGCAGGACCGGGCGAAAAGCCTCATCGAGGTCTCTACGGACCTTCTCAAGAGCCACATTGCCAAGCCGGACTATCCGGGGATTGTGTTCGCTCTGGGTGGCGACATGATCTCTGGCGACATCCACGAGGAGTTGTCGGCGACCAACGAGAAGGAGGTCATGCCGACTGTTGTGGATCTGTGGGGAGTTCTGGTCTGGTGTATCGACGAGTTGGCAGACCAGTTCGGCAACGTCTTCGTCCCGTGCGTGACCGGCAACCACGGTCGCAACACGCACAAGATGAGGGCAAAGGGGAGAAACTTTACCTCGTTTGACTGGCTCTTGTACCAATTCCTAGCCAAGCGGTACGAGGGAGACGATAGGGTCAAGTTCCTCATCCCAGACGGGTCTGATGCGTTCTACAGCATCTACGGTCACCGCTACCTATTGACACACGGGGACCAGTTCCGTGGCGGTGACGGGATGATTGGTGCGCTTGGTCCGATCATTCGCGGCGATCACAAGAAGCGGTCTCGCAACGCGCAGATCGACATGGAGTACGACACGCTGATCATCGGTCACTGGCATCAGTTGATTCAGATGCAGCGGCTGGTAGTGAACGGCAGTTTGAAGGGATACGACGAGTACGCCTTCCAAGGCAACTTTCCCTTCGAGCCGCCGCGACAGGCGCTCTGGCTGACCCACCCGGAGCATGGGATCACCTTCACCGCTCCGGTGCTGGTGGATAGAACAAAAAAGACACGCCCCGTGGGCGGATGGATTTCTTGGAAGGTCTGAAATGACTCATCACGTTAGCGAAGGTGTTAAGCACGTTGGAGACGCAGTATCTGTTTTCACCGTGCTTGCCACGTTAGCCGCATGGCTCCCGCCGCTGGCTGCTCTCATCACGATCATCTGGACATCCATCCGCATCTACGAGAGCAAGACATTCCAGAACTGGGTCAAGCGCCGCCGTGGACAAGGTTAGGCTGGCTGTTGCCACTCTGACTCTGTCTGCCGCTGGGTTCGTTGCGATTATCGACAGGGAAGGCTACTCGGACAACGCGATCATCCCGGTCCCCGGCGACGTTCCTACCATCGGGTTTGGCACGACCGACGGCGTGAAGATGGGCGACCGGATCACGCCACCGGCTGCGGTTGGAAGAGCCTTCCGAGACGTGACCAAGTTTGAGGGCGCGATCAAGCAGTGCGTGAAGGTACCGCTCTCCCAAGCAGAGTACGACGTATATACGTCACTGACGTACAACATCGGCTCCGGTGCTTTCTGCAAGTCGAGCATCGTGCGGGCGCTAAACGAGGAGCGGTACGAGGATGCTTGCAATCACATCCTCGACTGGAAGATGTTCAACGGGTTTGACTGTTCTACACCCGGCAACAGGATCTGTTACGGCTTGTGGAAAGACAGGCTGAAACTCCATAAGGAGTGCAAGGGCTAATGGCAGCAATCATCAACAAAGCGTTTGGCGGCGAACGTCCGATTCTCCAGCCCCGGCTGCTGAACGACACCGAGGCGCAACTGGCGCGGAATGTCCGGCTGGTGTCCGGACGTATCGAGCCCCTGAAGGGTCCGACGACCCTGAAGGCGCTGACCAACGCGCTTGCCACTACGATCTTCCGGTACGGCAACTCGGAGACCGAGACAAACTACTGGTTGGAGTGGACAGACCATGTCCACGTCGCCCGCTCTCCGATCGCCAACGACCAGTACGACCGCGTCTACTGGACTGGCGAAAACCACGGCAATGTCAGCACCGGATACCCGCGCTACGCACCGAACAGTCTTGTCCTGACTGGGGCTTCGTACCCCGGCGGCTCTTACCGGCTGGGTCTCCCGAAGCCCGCGAACACGATCACAGCATCCGGCACCGCCGTTACAAATCCGACTGTGGTGACCCGCGAATACATCATTACCTATGCGGATGCCGCCAGTAGCCCGACGATGGAGTCTCTTCCGTCCAAGGTCTACAAGGTAAGCGGAGTTGACGGCGGGGACGTGGTCTTCACCGACCTGCCAGACAGCAACGAGGGCGACACCCGTGTCACCCACAAGCGCCTGTACCGAAAGTTGTCTGGAACCTACCGTTTGGTTGTCACGCTGGCGCTCGCGGACCTGACGTACACGGACAGCATGACAGACGCCACGCTCGCTGGTCAATCGGCTCTGTCCCCCACTCTTGCCAATGCTATCGGTGGTCCGGCTGTCGCGCCGAGGGCTGCTGCCGCTACCGGCTCAGGGACCGTAGAAACCACCGAGACCCGCACCTACCAAGTCACTCTCATTGGCGGGACTTACACGGACGGGAATGGCGACACAATCAGTTTTGCTGAGTCTTGGCCCAGCGCGGAATACGGGCTGATTGGTGTTTACCAAAACCAGAGCGCAACGATCTCGGTAACGATCCCCGCCGGTATTGACTACACGCACGTCTGTCTGTACCGGAAGCGCGGAACTGAAACCGTTCCCACCCTTGTTAACCGGGTTGCCAAGGGCTTGACGCCAACAGTCGCGACCATCACCGACAATCCAGACATAGCCGGCACGACATCTGTAACGGCGAATGCGCCGAATCCGTCTGGGATCGATTCATCAAAGAAGCCGACAATTTCGTCTACGGCTGCGGTGACTCCTTACACGCCGTCTAACTCTACCCAAGGTAGGGTCTACTGCGTCACTTACGCCAACGCCAGCAGCAACGAGTCCCCGCCGTCGCCTGACTCTAACGTGGTGACGGTTGTGGATGGGTCAACGGTAACGGTGTCTCATGTCGAGGCTCTTCCGACCGGCGTGACCGTCAAGCGTATCTACCGCAAGCAGCAGAACGAGGCAATTTCTGCCTACCGCCGAGTTATTGAGGTTCCTGCTTCGCAGACCTCCTACACCGACACCGCGACCGCGTCCAGCATCTCTGGCAACGCGAGCATTCCGGCTGGCTTCCAGAGCCTTCTGGCAAAGCCGACTGAGACGGCAGTCGTAGAGGGCAAGGTTCCAGCCAAGAAAGTTCCCGAGAGCCGCACATACGTCTACACATACGTCACCGTGTATGGAGAAGAGGGTCCGCCGTCCGCAGCCTCGACCGTGATCGACATTGACCCAGACCAAGCGGTGAGCATCTCGAATATGTCGGCGGCTCCGTCTGGGCCATACAACGTCAACAAGAAGCGCATCTATCGGTCCTCGACGGTAGGCAATCAGGCGCAGTTCCAGTTTGTCGATGAGATCGATGTAGCTGACTTGACATACAGCGACACCAAGACGCAGTCGGACTTGGGCGAGGTGCTGCCATCCGAGGCGTGGGAAGCGCCGCCGGCGAAACTGTTCAACCTGCGGATCATGGCGAACGGGATCGCTTGTGGGTTTGTGAAGGACGACGTGTCCAGAACGGTCGTTCTGTCCGAGGCTTATCTCCCGCACGCATGGCCTCCGGAGTACTCGTTCACGACCGACGACACCATCGTCGGGATCGGGGTGTTCCGGCAGTCCATCGCGGTGCTGACCAAGTCATTCCCGTACATCATCTACGGCGTCGATCCGGCGGCGATGAGCATGACCAAGCTGGAACTCCAGCAGGCTTGCGTCTCTGCAAAGTCCATCGTAGAGACTGGAGATGGCGTGATCTACGCCAGCCCGGACGGTCTGATTATGATCTCTGGGAACGGCGTCCAGAACATAACCCAGAGCATCTTCACTCGGGAGCAGTGGCAGGATTTCAACCCGTCCTCGATGAAGTGCTTCCTCCATGACGGGCGCATCCACATCCTATACACGACCGCAGCCTCCGCTCGCGGCACGTTGATTATGGATCTGTCAGGGCAGGGCGCAACGCTGACCCAAGCGGACATTCAGACATCTCCAAACTCTGAGATCGTCGGCGGATACTACGACCCGCGTACCGACACCCTGTACTGGATTCAGGGCGGGAACATCGTGCGCCACAACCGCGGCAGCGACCTTACCTATCTGTGGCGCAGCAAGTTGCACGCAGCCACTTTCCCGCTGAACTACTCCTGCGCGCAAGTGCAGGCCGAGACCTACCCAGTGACGCTGAAGGTATACGCCGGAGGCGTACTGAAACTCACCAAGTCTGTTGCGAACAACAACATCTTTACGCTCCCGTCAGGCTTTCGTGCGTCCGACTGGTACTACGAGGTGACCGGCACGGCGAAGGTGTACGGCGTGTCGCTTGCCCAGTCGCCGCTTGAAATCAAGGCTACATGAACCGCGAAACCAAAGTCCCCTCCATACCAGACCCGACTCCTGACGGGCTGGTTGATGTAGCGCGGGCGGTTAAGAACCTGCTCGACGTGCGCGAGGGTAGGGCTGGCGACAAGCAGGATCGGTTCGTCACCTTCCGTGATCTGGGGAAGATGCAGATCATCCCAGACGCGGAGAAAAGCGCAGAAGATCCGGGCAACGGTGACGGAACCGATGATGGAGACGACGGCGGCAGTGGATATAACCCCGGCACAGACTTTACTGTCCCTCCAGTCCCCACCGGGTTCCGGGTATCCGGCGGTTACGGCGTGATCATGCTGGACTGGGACACGCCACAGGCTCTGTACAAAAACCACGCCTATACCGAGATCTGGCGCAACACGGTCGATGTGATTGGCAATGCGGTTTTGGTTGGCACCACTATTGCCGCCGTCTACACCGACCCTGTCCCGGCGAACACGACCTACTACTACTGGATTCGCTTTGTGTCAGAGGCGAATGTCACCGGTCCATACAACTCAACATCCGGCACGTCGGCAACGTCGGCTATCGATGTCCCCGGAGTTCTGAAGGCTCTGAACGGTCAGATCACCGAGAGCCAATTGTATGGCGACCTCCGCTCCCGCATCGATCTTATTGACGGAGACGAAAACCTTCCCGGCTCTTTCTCGTACCGGCTGAAGGAGTCTACAGACAATACAGAGGCGCGGTTGCAATACAGCGACCGCATATTCGCTGACCAGTTTTCCGCCGTCGCTCGCCAGACGACGACGCTCTCCACGACCGTCAACGGGAACACGACATCTATTCAGGTCAACGCTGCGTCGATCAACGGCATCCTCGGAAAGTACACCGTCAAGATCGACAACAACGGCAGCGTGTCCGGGTACGGTCTGATCTCTGAGGCGAACAACGGGACAGTCGTCTCAAAGTTCTACGTCAACGCCACCCAGTTTGCGATCACAGCCCCTGCGGATTACACCGGCACGTCTTTCCCGACCGGGCTTGGCGCTGGAGATGCGGGGAAGATCTTCTACCACACAGTCACCAAGGTTCACTACCGCTGGACCGGCTCGATCTGGGAGACGTTTCAGGACGCCACCGTCCTTACGCCGTTTGTTGTTCAGGCAACGCCGACCACGGTCAACGGGGTGGCTGTCCCGGCTGGCGTGTACATCCGCGATGCTTACATCCAGAACGGCACGATTGCCTCTGCGAAGATCGGCGATGCCGCGATCACCAACGCCAAGATTGCAAATCTTTCGGTTACCGAGGGAAAGATTGCAGATCTTGCAGTTACGGACGCCAAGATTGCAAACACCATCCAGTCCAGCAACTACTCGGCTGGCTCAACCGGATGGCTGATAAATAAGGCTGGTGATGCGTACTTCAATCAAGTCACTGTTCGTGGCACGGTCTACGCATCAGCCGGTTCGTTTACTGGCTCAATCACAGCATCTAGCGGAACAATAGGCGGCTGCTCCATTGGGGCGAACTATATCCAGTCAACAAACTGGAATGGGTCAAGCGCAGGATGGCAAATAACTTCCGCAGGTAGCGCGACCTTTTACAACGTCGCAGCGCAAGGCGGGACAATTGGCAGTTGCAACATTGGCAGCACCTACATCCAGTCTACGAACTACTCGGCCGGAACGGCTGGATGGCGCATCAGTTCTAACGGGGATGCCGAATTCAACGGGGTTGTCACAACAGCTTCCATTCGATCAGGCTCCGCGCTCATTGATGCCGTATCTGGGTACACAATCAACTCGATTGCATCCGGCGCATGGAACACCTCCGGGCTGACAGGGAATGTTGTTCATACAAATTCCGCGATGCTCTTCTACGGTCCAAATTCGCACGGCAGTTCGGACCAAGCCCACAGAGTTAAAAACGGAACTGTTCTTGTTCAGGTTATTGCATCAGCGGTTCTGGATCATTACTTCACGCTTTGGTACAGATACAACGGCGGGTCGTGGGGCGCGATGGCTTCTACGGTTGAGCCGGGGTCTGGAGACGGCAGCGCCGTCCTTGTTTATAGCGGACAATTTGGGATTGGTACGTCCGACACAATCCAGTTTGGTATCTCTGGAACGGACCTGTCACTTAACCCATACAGCGGCGGCACCGCAGATATTGCGATCGCGAGCGTCGTTGCGAATCTTTTCAACATCTAGCCATGACCTACTTTCTGTACGCACAGCCAAACGGATACCCGGACCTGTCTGAGCGGGAGTTGGACCTTCAGCATTTTCCGGGCTATCAGTTCATCGGGCAGTACGAACAAAAGCCGACGTTCATAGAAAACAAAAAGTATGTTGGCGGGCAGTGGGTGTGGAGGCTGTCTGAGCCGGAGTACGCATTTAAGCGTAAGCCTGATTACCCAACGCTTGGAGACCAACTCGATATGCTCTGGCACGCGATGGACTCCGGGCAGATCCCGAAGGCGCAGCAGTTTTATAACGCCCTCAAGGCGGTGAAGGACAAGTACCCCAAGAATGGATCGTAGACTCGCAGCCATACAACAGGCGCTTGCCCAAAATTTAGGCAACAAGCTCACCCCTGAGCTTGCCGTCGGAATCCTCCAAGCGGTCCTCTCCGCCCCCGAAGACGATCTCTCCCTCAACCCGGAGAACTTCCCGGCGCTTGAGTTCGGCGAGTACGTCATCTGCCTTGAGCGTTTGCGCGACTGCGCGCACGAAGCGGTTTGTCTGCACCAGTTGTTTTGGATGGAGTCCGGCGAAGACGGGGAGTTCAACCCCGACTACGACCGGCTGCTCAAGCTGGAGCGGATGGGCGCATACGCCTACTTCACCGCTCGTCATAACGGGAACTTAGTAGGCCAGCTGGGCGCGTACATCCAAGCGTGCCCGCACACCGGACGGATGATCGCTACCGACAACGTCCTCTACGTCTTACCGGAGCACCGGGTGGGGATTGGCGGGAAGTTGTCGAAGTACACGATCCAGCAGCTGACGGAGATGGGCATCGCGGAATTGGAGTGCCACACAGCCCCGGACAACCGCGTCCAGTCCGCCGTCAAGCGGATGGGGTTCAAACACACAGCAAACAGATACACCTTGAAACAGGAGTGAGACATGGGTAAGAGCGCGCCGAGGCCAGACCCGGCAATGTTGCAGATCGCGCAGGGACAGCTTCAGCTATCGCGTGAAGCGTTCGATTGGTATCAGGGCATATACGACCGCGACCTGAAGCCGGCGCAGGAGCAGGATCAGGCGATGCGCCAGCAGATGATCCAGTCGTTCCTCACCGACTCGGCGCTCCAGCGCGAGTTCGCGCGGGAGCAGAACGAGTACTTCATGCAGCGCGTCCGCCCGCTAGGAGACCGGGTCATTCAAGACGCCGAGAGCTACGACTCCGCCGAAAATATTGCGCGCAGACAGGGCATCGCTGGCGCTGCGGTCACGCAGGCGTTCTCGAACGCTCGCGACCAAGCAGCCCGCGATTTGCAACGCAGAGGGCTAAACCCAAACAGCGGGGCTTTTGCCAAACTGAACGAGCGCCTTGCAAATGCGCAGGCTCTAAGCGAATCCGGTGCTCGTACTAACGCTGCCTTCACCACCATCGATCAGGCCAACGCCATGCGCGCCAACGCCTACGGCCTGATGCAGGGGATTCCGAGTCAGGCTGCCGCCTACTACGGGCTGTCCAATAACGCCCTAAACAGCGCGGGAGGACAATCGCTTGCAGGCATGGAGGGAATGCGTAGCAACGCTGCCCTTGGCGGTCAGGGATTCGGGCTAGCTGGGCAGTTGAACAGTTCCGCCGGGAACCTCTACGGTCAATACGCCCAACTCCAGAACCAGACCTTCGACACCCAGATGCGCTTGCTGTCCAGCATGGGGCAGGCAGCGGGTATGGCGATTGGGTACTCCTCATCCAAGGACATGAAGGAAGGGAAGCGTCCGGTCGAGGAAGGGAAGGCGCTCAAGGGTATCAAGCGACTTGACATCGAGTCGTGGAACTACAAGGGCGACCGCGAGAAGCACGTCGGCCCTTACGCCGAAGACTTCCGTCAGGAATTCGGGGTCGGCACCGGCAAGACCATCGCGGTGCAGGACGCCATCGGCGTCACCATGAAGGCGGTGCAAGACCTCGCCGAAGAAGTGGAAGAGTTGAAGGCCAAGAAGGGCGGCATCCGCAAGGCCAACGGCGGGAAAGTCCACAAGGGCAGGGGTCCGGTTCGCGGACCCGGTGGCCCGATTGACGACAAGGTGCCGGCGATGCTCTCCGACGGGGAGTACGTCCTGCCGGCAGATACCGTTCAGAAGCTTGGCGTCAAGAACCTTGATGCGCTGGTGAAGCGCACGCACGTTCCCGCTGCCGTGCAGCGCGGTCTCCGGAGGAAGAAATAATGAGCTACGGATTGGCAGGTGGATTGGTCTCGGGCTTTGTAGCCGGCAGCGAACTGCGCCGGAAGGAAGAGGCGTTCGAGGAAGAGAAGAAGACGAACAAGCTGCGGCGCGACAGCCTTGAGTTGACGCTCCAGAAGCAGCGCGGGGAGCTTGCCGACGCGCAGTTGCTCCGCGACTCGAACGACTACTGGGTGCATGAGAACAACAGGATCAAGGTGCTCGCCTACACGGAAGGCGGTCTCAACGATTACAAGCCGACACCGTTCGAGGAGTTCCGCGCCTCCCGCAAGGCGAAGGAGCAGCCCAAGGCCGAGCCAGCGCCCGAGCGGAAGATGGGCATTGCCGGTCTCGTCTCCGACATCCGCAATGCGTTCTCGACCCCAGCCACCGGCGTTGCTGCCCCAGCTGCTCCTGCTGACGCTGCGCAGCAACCTGCCGCCGGAGTTCAGGCTCCTGTTGCCGGGGCTCAGGCTCCCGCCTCCGATGGCCCCGTGCCGGAGGAAGCGCCGAGCCCGCGCATCAACCCCTACATTCCTCCGGGCGCAAGAAACCCGGACGACTACGCGCAGCGCCTGCGCCTGCAAGCCGACCTGCTCCGCGAGGTCTATAGGATTCAGGGCAAGCATGAGCTTGCGGCGAAGGTTGATGACGACCTCAAGAAGCAGCTGAATACCAACTGGGAGCTTCGCCTCGGTACCAACTCTTCGAGAGCCGCGAATGGCAGCCGCCTTGGTATGCAAGAACTTGCCAAGCTGAAGGATCTTGTTCCCGACGGGTACTCGATGGACGGCGGCTCTGGGGTGTTCGACAGCAAGTCCCAGACGTGGAAGGGCGTGATCTTTAAGAACGACGAGACCGGCGAAACCATCAAGGAGGACTTGGGGCCGGAGTGGTTCCTGAGCATCGCCTACAAGTACGACGCCGCCACCGCGCTGAAGGAGATCAACAACCTTCAAGACAAGCGGGCGAGGCTCGGCATTGAGCAGCAGAAGGCCGACGCGGACACGGTAAGCGCAGCAGCAAGAGCCAGCACAGCCGCGACACAGGCGGCTAGGCTGACGGCGGACGCGAACCAAGACCTTAACGCAAAGAGGCAGCGCGAGACCGTCTTGGTGTTGGGTGGAATGTTCCCAAGAGCCAACAAGGAGCCGGCTCCAATGGACGTTGCCATGCAGAAGGGCGAGGCCGCACAAAAGGCGTACAAGAAGACCTTCGTAGATCAAACAAGGCAGTTCGAGCTGGCAAACACCGTGCTTGGCCTAAACACCAAGATCGATGCGCGCACAGCCGGAACGCTCGCGAGGGATCTGTATCGCCGTCCGATGCCAGTCGGTCGGAATGCGGATGGCTCGTATTACGTCACCTATTCCGGAAAGAAGGTCGTCATTCCGGACTATGTCGGCGAGAAGGCAATGGGCGCAGCAGGGTCGCAGTAACAACAAGAACAGGGAAGCATCATGGAGAATCCGATTCTCGACAGCGAAGACGAAGCTTTCTATCAATCGAGCGGCTCTGCCATGCGCGACGAAGTTCGCCCTCGCGCGTATGGCATCAAGTCCCCGCAACAGAAAGCCGTTCCGGTTGTTCGGTTCGACGACTTCTTTGCCGACGCCCCGGTTGCCGCGACTCCGCCAGTCAGGCCCGCTCCGGGCGCGGCAGTGGCGCAACCGAAGTCTGTGCCGATGGTCAGGTTCTCAGACTTCTTCGACGATGCTGAACCTACCGTTGAGCAGAAGCCGGCGAAGAAAGATCTCCTGTCGCGGACTGCCGATGTCGTCGACCCGGCAATCACCAAGGCGTTTGGCGAGAACAAGCCGGCAGCCTCGCAGATCAACGAAGCTGGTCTGGCTGAGTACAAGGCGGAGAAGGCGCAGGAGCAGGCGGAGGTTGCCAAGCGCCGCGCTGAGTTGGGCACCGACAAGAAGGACCGCAACTACGCTCTCAAGCTTTTCGACTCCGCCGCGTCGGGATTCGGTGGCGCAATCAGCGACACGCTGGAGTGGGTTGGCGACTCGGTTGGGTCCGACGCCCTGAAGCGCATCGCGCAGGCCGGCAAGATCGAGTCGGCGGCGCTGGCGGCAGAGGATGCCGACCTCCTGCAAAAGGTCGCGAGTGGCGTTGGCTCCACGCTGTCGTTCTTCCTGCCCGGCACCGCCGTGGTCAAGGGTCTGCGTGTGGTTGGCGTCGGGGTGAAAGCGGCGCGTACCGCTGGCGTCGGAGCTTCTGCAACGCTTGAGTCCGCGAGCATCGCGCAAGAGACCTACGACAAGGCGCTCTCCGAAACCGGAGACAAGGATCTCGCCAACAGGCAGGCGTGGAAGGCTGCTGCGACGAACTTGCCGATGACTTGGTTCACCAACAAGGTTGGTTTGTTCGGCGAAGGCGGCAGCGCCGCCAAGCAGATTGGCAGGGCGTTCTTGTCCGAGGGCGGAGAGGAAGGCGCGCAGCAGCTGCTCACCAACACGCTCGGCTTCAAGCCCATCGGTGAGGGCTTCACCGAATCCACCGTCATCGGTGCCATCTCTGGTGGCGCGGTCAAGGGTGGAACGCTGGCGTACCAGCGGATGTTCGAGGAAGCCCCGCCAGAGAAGAAAGATGAGATCGTCAAGACCCTCATCGAGGACGGCAAGACTGCGCGCCAGCAGATCTTCGACTCGATGATGCAAGACGAGCGGGCAGCCGAGATCCTGACCGCCAACAAGATCGAGAGCGCCGAGGATCCGCGCTTTCAGGGGATTGCTGTCCAGATTGGCAAGCTCGACCGGGCGATCTCCGAGTTCGACATCCCGACCCCGGAGCAGCGGGAAGAAACCCGCAAGGCCCGCGGAGAGGACGTGCGTGCTGCGTTTGGCGACACCGCCTCCACCGCTACTGGTGTAGGGATGGGCACGCCCACCGAGGGCGTCATCGCCCGAGAGTCCGTCCGTCCCGACCAAGAGACCAAGACCCTTGTCCCGGTGGGTGAAGCGCCCACGCAGGTGCAGCTGCCCAGCCGTACTGGGGCCAGCACGCCCGCTGTGTCGGGCGAGGACATCATCGCAGCTGGGCAGGGGTTCACCCCGTTGCGCGGCTACTCCCTCAAGAACCCCGTTGCTGACGCCAAGCCGTTTGTCTTCTCGAACCGGTTCGCGTCTGCCGAAGAGGCTGCCAACCAGATTGCCGCCCTGCGCGAGGGCTCGCTGCTGGAGCAGCAGCTGCTGGGCGGGGTCATCAAGAACAAACAAACGCTCCAGCAAGTCCGGAACAAATACAACGATCTCGTTCAGGGGGTGTTGGGGTTCCCGGCGGTCACCAACTGGAACGCCCTCCAGCCCGTCTTCCCCGACCTGATGGGTCTTGAAGTCACCATCCGGCAGGGCAAGCAGTCCAAAGAACAGGGCGGTCGGACCTTCTTCTTCGCAGAGGCGCGCCCCATTCCCTACGCCGCCCCGGCCCAGAAGGCACCCAAGCCCAAGGCAACACAGCAACCGACCACAACGCCGGCTCCGCAACAAACGGAACAAACGCAACCGACAAACGCCGCGCCTGTCGAGCCGGCTCCTGCCGCCCCGGAAGCGCCAGCTCCTGCAGCTCCAGCTGCTTCTACCGAAGCGCCCGGAGCCAAGAAGGCAAAGAGGGTTTCTAAGGCCAAGGCCAAGAAGGCCGAGCCCGAAGTTGTCACCGGTGAAGACCTCGTAGACGCCCCGGTGGATGAAGTGCCGGTCCAAGAAGGTCCGGCAACCGAGACCGCCACTCAAGAAGCCCCGGCGGCCGAGAAGGCCAAGAAGGTCTCCAAGTCCAAGAAGGCAGGTAAGGGTACCCCCAAGGCGAAAGAATCGCCTGTAGCCGCTCCTAGCGCGTCTGAGACCCCTTCTGAGCCCCCCAAGGCCAAGGAAGCCAAGGCCAAGTCCAAGGCCAAGAAGTTCACCGCCTCCGACTTGGAAGAAACCAAGCGCCTAGTCCAGCAGCTGGGCCTAACCGAGGAGAAGACTGATGCCGCTCAAGAAGGGCAAGAGCCCGAAGGTGGTAAGCGCCAACGTAAGGGAGCTGGTGAACGAGTACAAGAAGGGGGACGGGAAGATCGGCAACGTGAAACCCAAGAACCTCAAGCACGCCCAGAAGATCGCGGTGGCGGTGGCGCTGAGGAAGGCGCGGGGCTAAAGAGGGTTGAAGCCCGCTTCACCACTTTCCTTGGCAAGATCAAGGAAGTCTTCATTAAGGACAGCCAACAGGGAGACTTGGGTCGCGGGGATCCGGCGTGGACAGACCTGACCAACGCCGCCAACGGATTCGTCGACTCCCTCGTCGACATCTTTGGCGGGAAGAACGTCGCGGCCGTGCTCGGCAACCTGACCGGGGAGGGCAAGAAATCCCTGCCCCAGATGTTTGAGGAGTACGCCGCCACCGGCAACGTCAAGGGTCCAAAGTCTTCCCTTGCTGTGGACGTTGGGTACAGCGCCACGGTGCAGCAGCTGGGGGACGAGAAGATCAGGGAGTACGAGAAGCAGGTCCGCCAGCTTTCCAAGATCTACTCGTACGGCACGTCCGATGCCGTCCTGAACGTCTTCCGTGTCGCCAAGGAGAAGCAGATTCTTGAGCGCCTCTCGAACGAGAGGGGCGTCGGCAAGAAGGCGCAGAAGATTCTGAGCGAGATCCAAGCCCGCGTCACCGTTGGTCAAAACTTCGCCTACCAGTTCCTGCGCGATACCGGCTTCGAGGGCGTCATCCCCCGCGAAGAGCGTCGGCGCATGGAGTCTGGCCCGGAAGTGAAGATGCGCGCGGGGAAGGTTGCCGGCGGCGCAGACATCCAGCGCCAAAACTTCCTGCGCGAAGTCTGGAACGGAATGGCAGAGAAAGCAGGGGAGGCTTTCTCCCGCGCCCGCGCGGCTATGCCACGCAGCCAGTGGACTGACGAATTCAAGTCTCCGGTTGATATCCCAACTTGGGACCGTCTGGTCACCTACGACCCGGTACTTGCCGAACGCTTCGAGACGATGTTTAACCCGCCCGAGAAGGGCTCGAAGTACACCACCATCGGCGGCAAGGAAATCTCCGAAGAGGAGATCAACAACTTCCTGACCGACTTCACGCCGGCTCAAGTGAGCAGGGAGTTCAACAACCTAGTCCGCACCTTCAACATCAACGAGCGCGGGCGGCGCGCAAAGGTTGCGATGGAGGAGGGGCGGCGGGCGGAAGAAAATCGCGGTGACGCCGCTAAATACGCCGACCGGGTGATGAAGTTCCTGCGTGGCAGAGACGGTTTGTCGGCGGAAGACAAACGCGAGTTGCAGGTTTTCTTCGGCGAAAACAACATCTCGATCCCTCTTCGCAACGCGCTAGACCAGTTCCGCAGCGACCCGACCAGCGTCCCCGAACAGATTCGTGCGGTCGTAGAGCGCGCGTTCGACACGCTTGGGCAGGCCATCGTCCCAGCTGAGAAGCAGACGGTCGCCGAGTGGAATAAGGGCGTCCCTCCCGGCGCTGCGCGTTTGTTCGACAAACGCTTGTCGGATCTTGTCGCTACCAGCCCGAAGCTGGAAGAGGTGCTGCTCCTGATCGCCAAGGCTTCACCCAACAACAAGGCGCGTCAGGCAGCCGGCATGATCCTGCGCAACGCCAACCCGGATGTGCGCGTGTCGTTCGCGTCCGAGGGTGTGGCAGCGAGCCTGCGCCGTGTTCACGCGGCGCGTGGCGGGAACCCCAACAACCTCGCGGCTGCGTACAACCCGGTCACCGAAGTCATCGACATCGTCGACCGCGCGAACCTTGAGTACCTGCTGGTTCACGAAGGCTCGCACGCGGCGACCCTCCACGCCATCGAGCAGCAGACGCCTGCCGGGAAACTCCTGACCCAAGTCTACGAAGCCGCCAAGCCGCAGCTGGGCGAAGCGTACGGCGCGACAGACGCCAAGGAGTTCATCGCCGACGCGCTGTCGTCCGAGGAGTTCAAGCAGCAACTCAGTCAGATGAAGCCGGTCGAGATTGCCGGCGAGCCGAAGACGCTGACCGAGAAGTTCAAGAACCTGTGGGAGCAGATCAAGAGCTACATCTCCCGCATCTTTAACGGCGGGCGTTTGTCGCCGGGCGAGAAGTCTCTCCTCGACCAAGTGCTGGAGTTGACCCCGCAGCTGATGCGCGAGAACGCGATGCTGAACCAGCCGGCCTTCGAGCAGATGACCGCGGCTGCGCTCAAGCTCGAAGGCAAGTTTGTCGAGTCCGACTACCGTCCGACTGTCGTGTTGTGGGCGAAGGGCAGGTGGAGAGACACCACCGCGCCCGATGGCACCGTCGTCTGGCAGAACTTCGTGCAGTGGTTCGGCAACAGCGAAGCCATCGACAGAGACGGTAAGCCGCTGGTCCTGTACCACGGAACGGCACAGAACATCTTCTCTTTCAAGCCCAAGCAGGCGGGAGCCATATTCGTCACTAGCGATCCTCGCTTCGCCGAAGGCTTCACCGATATGTCGGAAGACTTCATGGCGGGCAAGTGGCGTGAGTACATCTCGGAGGCCGACGCCAAGAAAGCATTCGCGAAGGTGCGCGCCGAGAACAACGCAAGGACTATGAAGGAGGAGGATTTCCGACGAGCCTACTCCGCAGAGTTGAAGCTTGAGCTTCGCAACTACCTGCCGTCCAGAGCAAACATCCTCCCGCTCTACGTTCGCGCCGAGAAGCCTTTTGACTACGATGATCCCAACAGTGTCGCGGCGGTTGTTGACGCGGCGCTCGGTGGCGCGCAAAGCCTTGAGACCACCAATCCACAGAGCAAGGACAAGGAGTCTTTCGACAGGAACCGCCTCATCAGCCTCATCGGCAGGGGGATGTGGTCTGTCATAGAGGCGCAGGAGGTGCAGGCAGTTATTCGGTCGCTCGGCTACGACTCGTTCTTCGTCAGCGAGTCTGGCAGAAAGAACCTCGCCCTCTACGACCCGAATCAAGTGAAGTCCGCATCTGGCAATCGTGGCACGTTCAGCTTGGATAGTCAGTTCATTGCCTTCGCGGAGAAGAAGACGTTCGAGGTCGAGCCGACCAAGCCTATCGACGCCATCCGCTACGCGCTCCAAGACAAACAGATTGACCTGAAGCGCGTCACGCAGGCGATCCTCAAGACGGGCAAGGAGATCTCGGACAAGTTCAACGCCTACCTCCAAGAGGAGTTGTTCCACGGCAGGGCTGCCAAACGCGCCAAGGACTTCACCGAGCGCGAGCTGCTGCCACTCATCCGCCAGATGAGCGCGAGCAACGTCTCCATCGAGGAACTGGACACCTACCTGCACAACCGCCACGCCGAAGAGGCGAACAAGCAGGTCGCCCGCGTCAACCCGAAGAAGCCTGACGGCGGCTCCGGCATCAAGACCGCAGACGCCCGCCGCTACCTCGCATCCCTTCCGGCAAATCGCCGTACAACGCTGGAAGCGATTGCGAAGAAGGTGGACTCGATCACCAAGGGTACGCGTGAGATGATGGTGGAGTACGGGCTTGAGTCGGCCGATACCATCAAGAAGTTCGAGACCGCCTACAAGCACTACGTCCCGCTGTTCCGTGCCGACACCGAAGGCGGCACGATGGGAATCGGGCAGGGCTACTCCATCCGCGGGTCGGAGACCAAGCGCCGTACCGGTTCCGACCGTGAGGTGGTTGACATCCTCGCCAACATCACCATGCAGCGCGAGCGCGTGATCTCCCGTGGCGAGAAGAACCGGGTGAGCACCGCCGTGTACGGGCTCGCCGTGCAGAACCCCAACGACAAGTTCTGGTTGGCGGTGAACCCGAAGGGTGCGGACAAGGCGAAGCTTGAGCAGGAACTGATCGACATGGGTCTGGATCCTGCCGACGCCAAGAACATCGCCGCGTCCCCGCTGCAGGCGACTGTCGACAAGAACTCGAACACGGTTGTGTACCGGGTCGACCCGCGCCTCAAGGATCGGGAGAACGTCCTCGTCACCCGCGTGAATGGCGAAGACCGCATCGTCATCTTCAACATGGCGGACGAGCGGGCACGCCGCATGGCGGCAAGCCTGAAGAACCTCGACACCAACCAGCTGGGGCAGGCGGTCGCTGCAATGGGCACCGCCGGCAACTACATCAAGAACTTTGTTGGTGGTGTCGGCAAGGGCACCCGCTACTTCGCCGCGATCAACACCCAGTACAACCCGGCGTTCGGCATCTACAACTTCCTTCGCGACGTTGGCGGTGCCACGCTGAACCTCTCCACCACCCCGCTGAAGGGGAAGGAGACCGAGGTCATCTCTCGCGCAATGATGTTGCCGTTCCGAATCTTCTCCGACCTCCGCGCAGAGCGCGCCGGCAAGCCGGCGAACTCGGAGTGGGGCAGGCTGTACGAGGAGTTCGAGGCCGAGGGTGGGAAGACCGGCTACCGGGATATGTTCGAGAACGCCGAGAGCCGTGCGAAGAACTTGCAGAGTGAGTTGGATAAACTCGGCAACGACCCGATGGCTCGGGCTCGCCGTGGCTTCAGCTGGTTCATGGACGGGCTGTCGGACTTCAACGACGCCATCGAAAACTCCATCCGCCTGTCAGCCTACAAGTCCGCCAAAGACATGGGCATGAGCAACCAACAGGCGGCGAGCCTCGCGAAGAACTTGACGGTGAACTTCAACCGCAAGGGCGCGATGTCGAACAACTTCACCACGTTGTTTGCGTTCTTCAACGCCAGCGTGCAGGGCACCTATCGTATCGGGCAGACACTTAAAGGCCCGTCTGGGAAGAAGATCGTAGCTGGGCTTGGCACGCTTGGGATTATGCAGGCGTTGCTTCTCGCAATGGCTGGCTTCGACGAAGACGAGCCGCCGGAGTTCGTGAAGGACAAGAGCCTGATCGTCCCGTATGGCGACAAGAAGTACCTCGCGATCCCGATGCCGCTTGGCTTCAACGTCATCCCGGCGCTCACCCGCCGCACTGCGGAGCTGCTCGGCTCGGATGATCCAAAGGTCGCCAAGGCATTGTTTGGGATGATTGAGACCATCGCTGACGGGTTTAACCCACTCGGCTCCGCTACGCTCGCGCAGACCATCGTCCCGACCCTTGGCGACCCCATCATCGCGCTTGCAGAGAACCGCGACTTCGCCGGCCGGCCGATTGCCAAGGAGGATATCAACTCGCTTGACCCAACTCCCGGCTACACCCGCGCAAGGGAGAACGCATCTCAGCTCAGTACAGGGATCGCTTACGCGATCAACCTTGCCACGGGCGGGACAGATGCTACGAAGGGAAGGTACAGCCCGACCCCAGACCAGATTGACTACCTCATTGGGCAGGTCACTGGCGGCGTGGGTCGCGAGGCGCTGAAGATCGAGAAGACGATCACCTCAGCCACCACTGGCGAGGAGTTGGCGACATACAACATCCCGATTGCCGGACGCCTCATCGGCGACGTGAAGCAGCGCGCCGTCGAGACCTCACGCTTTTACGACAACGTGCGGAAGATGAACGAGCACCAGCGGGAGTTCGAGAGCCTCGTCAAGAAGGGCGAGGGCGACGACTACTTCGACAAGAACCCAGAGGCCGTGCTCTACAAAGCCAGCGACCAGATGTACCAGCAGGTGCTGAAGCTCAAGGCGCTGAAGAAGGAGTTGAAGACCGCTGGCATCGAGGACAAGGAAACGATCAAGCAGGTCGACGATGCGATCTTCGAGCTAATGTCCTCGTTCAACCAAGTCGTCCGCGACGAGAAGAAGGCTACACGTTAAGCAGGTCGAGGTCGGAGCGGTTGGTGCGCCCGTTGATGTAGCGCCATCCTTGCTTCGTCCACTGCTCGACGTGGTTGTCGTCTCCGATGTAGCCGATGATCGGGAACGGCATCCTCCCGGCGTGGCAAATGATGGTGACCTCGTCTCCGCGTCTCGTCTTTGTCGGTTTGGTTGGGTCGAACATTGGCAGCGTCTTTTGTTGGTGGATGGCGGGGTTAGCAGATTAGGGTGCCCCGCCGGTCACCCTTTATGGAGCGGGCAGCAGACTAGGTACGGCCCCACCGCATGGGAGCCCACCGCCCAACAAAGCCGCTTCTGATCTGCAAGCACCACGGCGCTTGTTTATCACGTCCAGTCCATGCGGAGTGTGTATGCATCTTGTCTTCAATGGCATTTGTGGCAACCCGCCGGAGCTAGGCTCCGACGAGCACTTGTTCTTGGTCGCGTGCAGCACCGAGCTTCCGGAACTGTGGGAATACTTCGACGGCATGGAGGAGGATGACGTTGCCAGCATCGTCGAAGCCTTGCAGCGCATGGGCTGGGGGTTCCAGTACATCACGCTACACTGATTACCAGCGCCTCCACTCTGCGTAGATTGGTGGGTTGAACTTGAGCGGGATGCGGCGCATCAGTGCGTGTCCATCAATCAGTAGTTGTCCTATTTCCAGCGGACCCCAGTAGGGCTGACTCCCGCGAGTCTTGAACCTCTTGCTGGCGCGGGTGCGCTGCTCGTCTGAGATGCGCTCGATGTGCTTCATGCCCCCATCTCCAAAAAATTGTGAAGCGCCTTGATCGCTTCCTGCACCTTGGCTTCGTCGTAGACCTGACTCGGTCCAGACCACCCATCCCCTTCAAGGCGGCAAGTGAGAAGCGCATCTAGGGCGACTTGCATTGCGTCAGCGGTGGTCATGCCGCCTCCTTCACGAAGGCCCCGCTCGGCAGCAGCGTCCCCTTCCTGTCCTTGATCTCCTCGTAGGCACCCCACAGGCATTGCACTAGGTCGATGTCGTGCAGGGCGCAGTAGTTGATCAAGCACACCATCACGTCCCCGACGCCGTCCTTGATAGCGTCCACGTCCCCCTTGTTCTCGGCGTCCGCCAACTCCCCCAGCTCCGCCATCGCCTTCAGAAGCTGGCTGTGCGGCTTCGCGTTCGGGATAATCCTCCGGGCTTCCGCCCATCTCAAAACCTTTAGCTCGACTTCCTTGTAGCTCATCTTTCCCCCTGTGTCGTAACTGTGCCGTAACTAGCGTTGCAAGCCGTTGCAAACTGTCGTATCGAGCGATGACCGGCGGGCGCAGGTCATTGATTCATCTTCCAAAATCCCCGTCGGCGGCTGTGACTGTTAATCCGCAGGTCGGTGGTTCGAGCCCACCTCGGGGAGCCAAACTAATCAAGCAGTTGCGTCACCTCCGACGACGCGCAACTCGGGACTGTGTCGTGTTTGTGTCAACACGGTCTCGATCTTCGCTGCCTTCTGTGCCAGCGTCTCCATGTCCGGCGTGGCGTAGCGCCTGACCATCTTGCCGTCGCGCCAACCACCAAGGTCTTGGATGTCCGCTAGATCGACTCCCGCCTTGCGCAGGCTGTGCGCCCATGTGTGGCGGTTATCGTGGTTGCGGTAGTCCGTAATCCCGGCGCGCTGTAGCGCCTTGCGCCACGCCCGTGTATTCACCTCGGAGACTGGCGCTCCGTTGTAGGTGAACACAAAGGCGTTGTGCTTCCCGATTTGTCGGCGCAACACTGAGATCGCAAAGTCAGTGAGCGGTATAGCCAACTCACGCCGGTTCTTGAATTCGTTCGCGGGCACGCGCAGCAGCCGGGTAGCCAAGTCCACCCACGTCCAGCGCAGACCTCTTACGTTCGCTTGCCGCAGTCCGGTCGCCACCGAGAACAGAAACATCTCTCGCTGATGCACGGGGAGTTCTGCCGACAGCCGGCTAATCTCGTCCGGTGCCAGCGCCCGCGCGCGCTCGAACTGCGACTCATCGAATTGCTCGAACTTGTTGGGTGCCTTGTCCAGCCACTCCCACTTGTGCGCCGCCCGGTAAAGCATTGCCCGGATTGGCGCGAGGTAGCGGTTGGCGGTGGATTGCTTACGCTGCTTGGCAATCCTGTAGACCCCCTCCATGATCGTGCCCTTGCGAATCTCGCTGAGGTTCTTGCCTGCGAAGTACTCTTTGCCCCACCAGTCCAGCTGCGTCCTGTAGTTACGGATCGTGTCATCGGAAAGCCCGTCGACCTTGATCTCGTCCAGATACCGCTCTACCGCCTCCTCCCATCTGTACTCTGGCTTCACGCCCAAACGCTTCTCCTCCCAGAGACGCGCCTTTACGCGATCGTGTAGCTCCTGAGCAAGCTTCTTGTCCTGCGTTTTGGTGGACTCCCGGTGCCGCTCTCCGCTCGGGAGAACGACATCGATGTGCCAGTACTTCCCTCTCTTGACAATTGACATAGCGCCCTCTCTTGCCCGCCGGCCTCTCGCCATTGGCGAAAGTACTCCACTTCCGTCGGGTCGACAACCCTCCATGTCCGCCCCAACCTGATGGCTGGGATCTCCCCCTTCTGCGCCAACAAACGTACACGGTCGTAAGACATACCAACCGTTTGTGCAAAGTCACGCAGGCTGATGAACTTCACAGCCGGGCTCCTGTGACTCCTCGTGCATTTGCTCGACCATGTCGAACAAACCGGCGAGACAGAACGGACAAAACTGAACCGGGATAATCCCAAGCTCACCCTCCAGCCCGCCTTCCTCTTCGCTGTACGGCGCCTGACAAATGGTGCAGACGTGCCTATTCTCTTTCAGCATCTGGGTCATCATCGTTTCCCGGCAATCGTTGAAGTCGCCCTTCGAGGTCCTCGATGTAGGCGAGGACTTGCTGCAAGAACCCCATGCTGACCCCAAGCTCTGGGTCAGCGACGAGGTCACGCAGCCTCTGCGTTACGTTGATCATCCACCCCCTCCTTCATTAACCAAGAGCACTCCCCGTTCCTGTGTGGCGGCGTCTCAAGCCACAGCTGACGCGAGTCAGGCCATGCATTGGTGCGGAAGCAGCTGCGCGTCAGCGGGCATCCAGACCCACGACACATGAATAGGGGAGAAATTTTGTTCTTCATTTGTCAACCTTTGTTGGGATAATCCACAGGCACGACTTACCATCATGCGGCGCGCGGGCAAACCACACCTGCCACTCGACAGCTGGAGACGTGAAGCGTTGGCAGTAGTCGCGAATCGCGCACCCGTCTCCGCTGCATTTGGAAACATCCCTCACTAGCAGTTCGCTCCACCACCGGTGCCGCCCGGAGCACCCGAACCTCCGGTCGTTGTCCCGCTGCCGCCAGCCCCGCCAGTAGCCCCGCTGCCGCCTTGGCAGGTGCGCGTCGTGTTGTTGCTGTTCGTGGTGTTCGTCGTGTTCGTCGTCGCGTTGGACGTGGTCTGGTTCGACGTGTTGTTTGTCGTGTTGTTCGTTGTCGTCGTCGTGGTCACGTTCGCCTGCGGCGCTTGGATGAACCCGGCAATCGTGGCGTTTGAATTAAATCCGGCGGTCGCAATAGAGCCAAACGTGTTGTACGCCGCCGTGGTCGTGCTGGCGGCGTTGTTGGAGTTGATCGCCCCAAGCCGGTAGGTGAAGAAGTTCGCGCCAAGGTTGGTGATCGCCGGGACCAGAACCGACGCCCACTTGAACACCTCGCTCTCGGGTGGCGGTGGCAGGTTGACTTGCGGGGTCTGCACCATTGCCATCGCCATCACGGCGGCGGTGCGAGAGGAGGCGTCCCCGGTCTGGGCGATCTGCGCCATCGCGTTGAACCGGGCCCTCACCGCCTCGGCGTTCTGCGTTGCCACCGCTTGTTGAGCGGTGAGCATGGCTAGGTAATCCTTGTTGGTGGTGGCGCACCCGCCAAGCGCAAGCACTGCAGTTACGGCGACAATCGTCTTCACTTTGGTTACTCTCCCTTGTTCAGAATTTGTTCGCGGAACTTCACGGTTTCAGTCAACAGCCTGTGCTTGTCTTTGCAGTCCAAGTACGCCCTCGCGTCCGCCAGCATCTGACGGGCCACCGACTCCGGTTTCCCATCTGTAAGCGGATCGAGGGGCGGGCACGGCGTCATTAGATTTGCTGGGATTGGCGGCAGGTCGTCCGGCTTGACGCGCGCGGTTGAGCAACCCGATAACGCCGTCATTCCAAGTGCAGCTATCAGGAAGAGAGGAGAGGACAGAACGAATGTTCTGTTCATACTCGGCGTGGAGTTTGTTGAATTCCGCTTCACGTTCAGCCCTGCCTTTCTCGTACGCTTGTGAAATCTTCTCCTGACCTACGGCGACCTTCTTGATGACCTCGACGCGCTGCGTGAGCAGCTGCACCTCGGCACGCGCCCTCTTGCCCTCCTGATACTCGATGCCCTTAATAAAACCGACGGCTCCCGTCAGGGCAAACGCAGAGAGAAGGGCGAGCCATCTACCGACCGGCCCAACGAGGAAGTCGGCAATGGCCCACCACATCACTCAATCCTCCACACCCGGAATCCGTCCCCGTCCCGGCGCACCGAGAAGCGTTTGTTCTTGCGCCTCCCGTGGGAGCTAGCGGCGGAGACTAGGTTGTGTGAGGTTCGTGCCGCGTTGTCCCCTTGCGGAACCCAGAACGAGTCCCCTGCTTGCATATCCGCAAACGGGTACTTGCGCCAGATAGGCGGGAGCGGCTTGTCTTTCTCAATTGCGATCATCGGGCTTCGTGCCTCTATTGGACTACGTTAGAAGGGCAGGTCTTCTTTCTCTTCCTGCTTACGCGGAGCGGGCGCAGCCGGCTTGTCGCCACGCGCCTCGGAGACCCGGAGGGCGAGGTACTTCTTCCCGGTCTTGCTCTCGTTCAGCCACGCGCTCAAGTAGAAGAGCGTCCCGTTCACGTCGATCCGGCCCGTGTAGTCGGGATGCTTGTCGCTTTCCTTCTCGGCACGGAACAGGCTGCCGGTGTTCTCTTTCATAACGTACTGATCCACTGCTAGTCCTCCTTCGTCAGGTTGGTGATCAACTCTCTGAGACGAGCGATCTCTAGATCACGCTCGTCAAGCTTGCTCATTAGGCTACGCACCGTCTCCTCAAGGCTGTGCTCGTAGGTTTTGTGCGCATGGTCGCTCGTCATCGCAGCGATCTGCCGCGCGGCGATTGCCTTCTGTTCTTCAAACCAGTCCATAGTCCTTCACCTCCGTAACAAGCGCGGAGAAGTCGAACTGGTCTTTCTTGGCGCGGGGCGGTTCAACATCCGCCTGAACGTACGCCCAGAACTCCGCAAGCTTTGGATACATCCATGCCCAGTACTCCGGGCTGCGCTCGATGGTGAACACGCGCATCATCCCCGGCGTCCACACCGCAAGGTCGCAGCGCGGAAGGCGCACAACCTCCATCAACCCTTGGCACTGCGCCATGTAGTGACCGGGCACGACTTCGTAGACCTTGCCCGAGAACGGGCACTTGATCTCGACCACCCGGTCAGTCGCCAGCGCATCGGGTGAACCGCCGAGCCAGTCGATGCTCGGGTGCGGCACGAACCCAACCTGTCCGATTGAGGTGAGCGTGCACGCACGGTACGCCTCCAACGCCACCGGCTCATGGTCGGTGCCGTACTGCGTGGCTTCGTTGCCCTCGAACACCTCGCGCCCCGTCAGCCGGCGGTAGCAACGCTGCCAGCTTCCGACGAGCCCGAGCGCCTCGCCGAACGAGGACGCTGTGAGCTTGCCTTCTCGCTGCTTTCTCCATTCATCGGTGCGCTGGTGAGGGTTGCCTTCCGCGCGTCCTTCAGCCCCGCCATCCATTTCTGCTCCTCCCCTGTAAGCGATCCCCACGCAGCTGCCAACTCGTCAAGCGTTGTCGCTGACTTGAACATCTCGCTGAGTTCCGCCACCCGCGCCTGACGCACCTTGTCGGTCTCCTCTGCGACGTATTTCTCACGCGCGCTGTTGACGTACTTGTTGTCGTCGAACTTGCCCATGTGAACGTCGGCGGCAAAGCCCAAGAGCGAGAGCGCCTTAGTCATTGCGTCGGTCAGTGATTTCTTGGGGGCTTCTTCGTCGGTGAAACAGCCGTGCTTGTTCCGCCCAACGAAGGTGGTCTGCCCGAACTGGGTGACCACTCCGCGCTGTTCGCCGGCCGGATACCAAAGGTCAACGCGGATGCAGTGGATCTTCTCGTGGGCGATCTGCCCGTCGCCGAGCGAGAAGGGCGCACCTTCGAGGATCTTCTCCTCGCAGATGGTGATGCCCCAGTTGAGACCCATCGGTCCCCACACCTCGGTCGCGCGCTTGACCAGCCACGTCGCGTTGATGGCGGTGCCGGAGAACCCGCCGCCGCGGGTGAAGCTCTTCGTGTACGCGGGGTCCGGCGTCTGCACCTGCTCCCACAGGGCAAGGTTGCTCATTGCGAAATCTCCTCCCAGTCGATGTTGACCGCAGCGGCGAGGAGCCTCGCGTCTGCCACGGTCGCCGTCCCGATCACGATGCGCATGAGCGCATCGGTGACCGCCCTCTTTTCCTGCTCCGTCATGGCCCCCTCCTTGAGAACGTGGTCTAATCGTAACCGGCAACTTTCACCTGCGTCAACAGGCAACTTGCAAAAATATGCGAAGTTACCGTGCCCGGCGACAAACGGCTTAAAATCATAAGACAAACATTAAACAACACCGGTCAACACGGGCACATAACGTGTCAAGTATTGACCGGCGGCGGGCGCGTAGGTAGGCTGCGCGAAAGTTTTTTTGGAGGCAGGGGGATGGCTCGGGCTTGGATGCCGATCTACTGGGGGGATTACCTCGCGGACACGCAGCACCTTACTGCGGAGCAGCACGGGATGTACCTCCTATTGATCGCACACTATTGGCAGACCGGCAGCTTGCCGGCGGACGAGAAAGCTTTGCGAAATATCAGCCGCTGTCCGGCTCGCTCATGGAACAGAAACTGGTCGATCATTCGTCGCTTTTTTGTGTCGATTGATAGTAGCCGTTTTGCGCACCCAAGAATCGACGCAGAGCTTGAGAAGTCTAAGAAAATCAGGGATGTAAGGGCGGCTGCAGCGGCAAGCCGGTGGTCGCAGATTGATGCAAATGCATCTGCACCTGAGATGCAGGTGCATACACAATCACAATCACATACACAAAAAGAAAAAACAAAACCTCTTGCGCGCCCCGTCTTTGACTGGGGCACGCAGGACTGGGCCGACACCGAACCCATGATCCCGGTTTGGGAGGAGGCCAACCCGGACATCGATGTCCGGCAGGAGTTGGCGAAGGCAAGGGCGTGGGTCATCAACAACCCGCACAAGACGCGGGCAGGGCGAAAGTTGTGGGGAAAGTTTCTCAACGGCTGGATGCAGCGGGCTGGCACAGACAAGCCCCGTGCCAAAAAGGCGCAGCCGGGGCTGGACAAAGCTTCGGTGTTTGAGGGGCTGGCATGAGGCCGCTGCCGACTGGGGCGTACCCAATCCACCAAGCCCGGCTCTATGGGAAACGACCGGATGAGTTGGTGTTGGTCTCCACCGTAGGTGGTCTGCCAAACGAGGGGAACCCCGTCGTTGTTTTCCCGGTTGGGGAAGACCCTCGGCACTTCGACTGGCGGTGGGCGCTAGGACTGGAAGTGCTCGTCGTGTTCGACGAACAGACAAAACTGACGGCGCGCGTCATCGCGCGCTTGCTCCTTGACCAGAAGCACAAGGGTCTGGCGCAGGCGTTTTTGTGGCGCGCCGACAAACAGCGGGGGTGGGTAGTAATGGAGGGGGTTGACTACGCCATGTTCAATATGACAGTGAGTGAGCACCGGGCGTTCGCGGGGTTGGGGCAATGATCCTTACCGCCGACGACGTGGACTTCAAGGAGTACCTGAAGGAGCCGACCACTGCGGGCCGGGTGCGGAGCAGCGCGAACTTCCGCGATCTCCTGCATCGGGAGTTGTACGACTTGACGTGGAAGGAGCGCGGTGCCTTCCTGCCGTGGAAGAAGTACGACCAGATTCGTTTCCCCGGTGGGCAGGTCAGCCTGTGGATCGGCATGAACGGGCACGGCAAGAGCCTACTCACCAGCTACGTCATGCTCGACTTCATGTCGCAGGGGCAGACGGTGTGCATCGCCTCGATGGAGATGCGCCCGGAGGACACGCTCAAGCGGATGCTGCGGCAAGCCGTCGGCACGCAAACCCCGAGCCCCGCAACGACCGACCAGTTCCTGCGCTGGTCAGACAAGAAGCTCTTCATCTACGACCAGCAAGGCACGGTCGACCGCGAGGAACTCCTCGCCATCATCCGCTACTGCCGGGCGAAGCTCGGCGTCCAGCACTTCGTGCTCGACTCGCTGCTGAAGGTTGGCCTCGCCGAGGACGACTACACCGCGCAGAAGAAATTCATGGACGCGCTGTGCAACCTCGCGCGCGACTTCGATCTGCACATCCACATCATCCACCACTCGCGCAAGCCGGCAGATGAATCACAGCTTCCCGGCAAGTACGACGCGCGCGGGTCGGGAACCGTCGTGGATCAGGCGGACTACGTCTTCATGGTGTGGCGGAACAAAAAGAAAGAGTTCGACAAACGCGCCAACAAACCAGTCGACGACTCACACCCGGACGCGATCCTCGTTGTCGACAAGAACCGGCACTACGGGTGGGAGGGAAAGATCGGGCTGTGGGTCTCGTCGCAGGTAGGCGTGTACCACGATACGAGCGAACGACTGGTGACGCACCGCGACTTGAGGTTGCCCGTCAATGTCTGAAGTCGATAAGCAATTGCAGGCGGAGGAGGAGCGGCGCAAAAACCGCGAGAAGTTTCCGGAGATGACGAAGGTCATCGACGAATTCCGTGCGGTCTTTGGCGCTGGTGTGAAGGTCATGTACGTCAAGGAGGGGGACTTCGAGATGGGCACACCGTCTCCAGCCGGCGTGCCAATCTCGGAGGGAAGCTTCGATGTGGTCAGCAGAACAGGTGGAAAGAAGACTCGGGGAACTACGCGCAAAGTCGGAGGAGTTCGCCGCGGCTTTCGCCACTAGGTCGTACCTTGATGAGTACAAGAAGAGCTTGCTTGCCGTGTTGATGCAGAGGGCCGAAGAGGCCGGACACAAAACCACGGCGGCGCAGGAAAGGGAGGCACGCGCAGCCAAGGATTTCATCGATCACTTGGAGGCGTACCGAGTGTCTGTCGAGCAGAGCGAGAGGCTGCGCTGGGAGTTGGAGGTAGCAAAGCTTGGCATCGCTGTGTGGCAGACGCAGTCCGCAAACGAACGGCTTGAAAGGAAGACGTATGGCTAAGACGCCAGCATGGCAGCGCAAGGAAGGCAAGGATCCGAAGGGCGGACTCAACGCCAAGGGACGTGCCTCGTACAACAAGGCAACCGGCGGGAACCTGAAGCCCCCGCAACCCGAGGGCGGCAAGCGCAGGGATTCCTTCTGCGCCCGGATGGAAGGGATGAAGAAGAAGCTCACCTCGAAGAAGACGGCGAACGATCCGAACAGCCGCATCAACAAGAGCCTGAAGGCGTGGAACTGCTGACATGAAAAACGCCGACAAACTTGAGTCGGTCTTTCTCGACGTGATGAAACAAGTCACAGCCGGGAAGGGTGCGGAGAGGCACGGGCATGACCAAGACTTTCTCGATCAACCGTGGAGGTGGATCGCCGACGGATTCGGCGAAAGCTTCCTGCTGGGGCAGGCGGTAAAGAAGGCGCATGAAGCAACGAAGGCAAAGGACTGGACACACGAACGATGGGAGCGAGAGATGTTGGGTGCCGTCGCTTACCTCGCGTTCGCAATCGTCCGTCGCCGAATGGAGGAGGCCGAGCTACGCCGCAGAGAGGCATCGATCTCAGTTGAGTTTGACCCCGGCCTGCCCGGTGCGTGGGGAACCTGCGGGGCTGGCGGAGCGGGCAGCATGGGCGGTGGTTGTGGAGCGGGTGGGAAGGGCGGCGCTTGGTAAAGCGAATCGCTCCGCCGTGGCTGACGTTCCGAGAGGCGCTCGGTGCCGGACATCTTGGTCGCATCGAGGATCGCAAGTACCTTGATTGGGTGAAGACGCTGAACTGTTGCGCCTGCAACGCGCCGGCCGACGACCCGCATCACATTGTTGTTGCCGGCTTCAAAGGCATGGGATCGAAGACCCCTGACCACTGGGCAATCCCCTTATGCCGTGAACACCACGATGCCCTGCATCACAACCGTACCGAGTGGGAGGAGCGGTACGGGTCGCAATGGGAACACGCCGCACTGACCATGCTGCAGCACATGATCGAAGGAAAGTAAACAGCCGGCAATGACAGAACAAAAACAAACAAACGAACAAAACTTTGAGTCAGCCGCCAAGCCGGACTGCTTCCCAAACGCCGAAGAATGGGGCGTGTATCAGTGGCTTTGGGTACTGTCGCAGCGTTGGTCGACGGTTGACTACTGCCGCGACTGCACTCCCGAGTACCGGGACAAGATGGTCAGCGAGGGCAGGTGCAAATACCCGGAGACGGTATTCGTCATCGAGCACGGCGAGATGGTCGGCGTGAGCGGGCGGCGGTGGGTTGAGTGGATGTCGGCGATCACCGGCCGTCGCGGCAACATCGTCTCCCCGCCAAGCAGGCAGGCGCGCGACAGGTACGTCGAGTACTCCACGCTCGGCGATCCGCAGCGGCAAGCCGCGTACAACAGCGCAGGCCCAGCCATTCGCAAGGCTATTGCCGGCAATCAAAAGCCAATCTTGGTTGAGCTGCCCGACGGGGCTGAGAGGAAGAGGAAGACCTACCCCAAGTTCACCGACGCTGACCGGTCGGAAGCCGTCGCCATGTTCCATGAATTGCTGCCGAGCTATAAGAATCGCCGTGAGGCATTGGAGGTAGTGGCTGCAAGGTTTGGTTGCAGCGCAGAGGCGATACGCCAGTGGGCTGCTGCGAAGAAGGTTGCGTAGAGGGATGAGTAGCCCGACGCAGCGCACGCTCAAGCATCTGCGGGACAGCGGCTACCGAGCCGAGGTGGTCGAGCGTTGGAATCCGCACGCCCGCATCCGACAAGACCTGTTCACCATCATCGACGTTCTCGCTCTGAGCGAGACCGAAGTGGTGGCGGTGCAGACGACAAGCGCGTCGAACATGAAGGCGCGCATCAACAAGATCAGCGAGGCGGACATTCTCCCGCTCCTGCTGAAGCTTGAGTGGCGCGTCATCGTCCACGGGTGGAAGAAGAACAAACAAACAAACAGGTGGGAACTCAAGGAGTTTGAATTCTGATGAAGTTCAAGGGTCCGGAGCACGCCCTGCGGTGGGCGTTTAGCATGAGCGCCAAGGTTCACCTCGCGTCGGTGAACTTCTTCGAGTCGCGCAGCACTGACCCGAACGGCATGACCATCTACGATGCGCACGCGCAGGCGGCGATGCTCATCCGGCAACTGGACGAACTGCCGACAGACCAACGACTGGCGATGTACGCCTCGTTTGCAACCGGGCGGCTGCGGCATCTCGCGATCAGCGAGCTTGCGGTGATACTGACGGGAGGTGAGGGGAAGGAGTTGCAGCGGGACGTGCTATGCAACATCGTCGCGCGCCGGCCTGCGGTGCGCACGATGGCGAAGAGGCACTCGCTGAGTTACCGGCAGATAGTGAAAGCGCGGAAGCAGATGGAGCACCGCTATCTCCCCATCCACTTCCGCGCCATTGATGCGCTGTCAGACCTGTGGGTCGAGCACTTCAGATCATAGTCACAACAACCCGGCGCTGCTTGCCGGCTTTCTTCAGCCGGTCTCGTTGCCGTTCGCCGAACTCCATCAAACCCTGCACGCCATAGTGCGCCCATGACGGAACCCAAGGTCGAGGGATAGAGACGCGGCGCTGCGGCTCCTTCTTCACAGCGCCACCCGTACGAGGTACTCGACCATGATGGCGGCGGAGCCGAGGGCTCCGAGCCATCCGATGATCGTGTCGCCGAGGTTGCTCACGCCTAGCCCTTGATGTAGCGAGACGCGAGGATTGCGACGGCTTGAGCGCGCGCCACCTCGAACCCCATCTCTTCCGAAATCTTCTTCTGCGCCTTGATGAGGAGGTCGTTGTGCTCTTTCTTGAGGCCGACTGAGTACTGGCGAATCATGTTTCTTCTCCCTTTGAGTGTGTTGGCAACGCGCCAACGAACGAATCATAGTGAAATCATACGGCCGCGCACCAATGGAATGTTTTGATGCGCGCATCAGCGCGACTTATGGAGGAACAGCCAAGGCTTATGCAGCCTTGGCAATCCTCTCGACCAGTTTGGTCATTGCCTTGCCGCCGAGGTCGGCGGGATCCATCACCGTGAGGTAGCTGTCAGGCGGGAAGCAGCCAGCCGCATTCGCCTGCACGCCCACGCCGATCACGATGATCCCGTCACGCAGCACCTCCTCGCAAAGGCGGTGCATGAGGCGGCGCTCGCCGCCGTCATTCACCGCGCCGTCGGTGAGGAACATGATCACCTTGCGCTCGAACGAACGCTTGCTCCGCACCTGACGCACCGTCGCCGCGAGTGAAGCGAACGCGGGCGTTGCGCCACAGGCAAGGATGTGCGGGTTCTCGGCGAACACGGAGCACAAGTGACCAGTCGTTTGTCTGTCGGTCTTCAGGTACGTCAGGGTCGAGTCACCAAGGCCACGCGACGGGTCACCGCGGTTCTCGCCAATCACGGTGCGGTGATCATCCTTGCCGTCATTGATCTCCTTGACCCGCTTCGCGCGGAACTGGCTATGAGTGGCTAAGTGCAGCCGGCCGCTCGTCCAGCCGAGCACGTCATGCTTGACGCCGACGCAGCCGGACAGCGCAGCGGACAGCGTGCAGGCGAGGCGTTGCGCCGCCTTGTCTCTCTCGTAATACCCCATCGAACTACTGGAGTCGATGGCGACGGAAACGTATGTGTTCACGCCGTCCTTCTCCAGCCTGCGTTGGAACACGTTGGTCTCGCCCGCTACCGCACGGGGCAGGTACTGCTGCGTCAGTCGCCCGGCGCGCAGGCCGCGCAGGTATTCGCTGCGGTCGGTGCGCGAGAGCAGCTTGCGCAGGGTATAGCGTGCCTTGCCGACAGACAGGCTGTCGATGAGTGCGTGTCTCATGTTTGTCTCCTAGCGTTGAATGACGTAGATCGAATAGTCCTGTGCCGCAGCGAGAGCCGACTCGCAGCTGCCGATGGTGGGCGTTGGCTCCACGTCGAGTGTGTCCTTGGTGTCCTCGATCTCGTCGGGATCCTCGAACGGTTCGCGACCGTCGCCGCCGTCCTTGGTGTAGCCCTTGCCCGGCTTGTCGCCGTGCTCTTCGCCCTTGCCCTCGCCTTCTCCCTCTCCCTCGCCTTCGCCTTCTCCCTTGTCCTCGCCCTTCTCGTCGCCGTCGGTGCCGTCTTCGCCCGGCTCTTCGCCTGACTCCTCGCCGTCGCCTTCCTCCTCCTTGCCCTCGCCCTCGCCCTTGTCTTCGCCTTCCTCTTCGCCCGGCTCGTCGGTTGGCTGATCTCCCTCCTCGCTGCCCTCTTCATCTTCCGGCGGCCGACGCGGATCGTCCTTCTCTTGCTCGTCGTGCAGCTGCTTCAGCTTCTTGTAGACCATCGTTGCGATGCGCACCATGAGGGTCGTGCCCTTGAACTGGTCGAAGAACTCGGGCTTGGCGAGTGCCTTGGCATACGCCTTGGCCGCCGCCTTGTAGATCTTGGCAAGCTCGGGCGGGAGGTTCTTGATGATCGCCTCCTCGCCAACGCCGTAGCCGCGCAACCCGATGGCGAGAATCCACGGGAAGTTGCGAGTCGCGTAGATCACCGAATCGTCCGCATCAGCGGCGCGTTCGATCATGTCGCGAACGAGAGCGTGGATGCAGAAGTTAGCGCCCGGTGCAAAGCCGAAGTGCCTGCCGCACTCCTCGATGCGCGCATCCTCCAGTCCGTTGAGCAGCCGCCCCTTGAACCAGTTGGCGTGCGCAGTCCGCTTCCATGTCGAGTCGTTGGTGAACATCATGTGCAGCAATTCATGGGCGATGTAGCCGACCCACTGGTTCGCCGTCTTGCGCGAGAGCCGCACGTCGGGGTCAACGTACGGCAGGTTGATGCGCCCGGAGTTGATGTACGGCACCGCACCCGGCAGGCTGTCGGTAGAGCCACGGTCATACGAGGCGAACGCCGTGCTGCCGTTGAACGTCACCTTGATCTCCCGCATGGTGACGGCGAACACCTTCTGCGCAGCGTCAGTACGGGGTAGGCGTTGCGCAGTCAGCGTGCAGGCAGACATGATCTCCGCCCCCGACACACGGGGATGGATGAACGGTGAGGCGTACGAGTTGAGGTTGATGGTGCGCATGGTTTGTCTCCCTTTGTCGGTTGTTTGTCAGACCCACGTTGCGATGAACAGCTGACGCAGCTGCTCCCGGCACTCGGCGACGGTCTTCGAGGCGACCGTCATCTCGAACGCTTCATCTGCCGGGATGTTGTCGAGCACCGCCTCGGCGAAGGCAATTGCCTGCCGCAGCGAGGGCGGGTCAACCAGTTCGCCTTCGTTCACCTTGCCGCGGCACACGGCAAGCAAGTCCACGATGCGCTTGGCGAGAGCATCGTCAGCGCCCGTCTTCGAGGTGATCACCTGCGTCTCGACCTCCGGCGGCAGGAACGTGAACGTCACGAACCGGGAGAAGCGGTCGAGCGTGGCTTGGTTGAACTCGTTCGTTCCGATGTACCGTCCCGTCGGGTCGCCCGTACCGCAGGTGTTGTCCGCAGCGAGGAACGACACGCCCTGCGCCTTGACCACGAACTCGCCCGTCTCCGCAATGCGGAACCCCTTCGACGCACGGTCGAGCACCGTGTTCAGGATGGCGATCAACCCCGGCTGCCCGAGCGTGATCTCATCGAGCAGGATGATGCAGCCCGGCCGGCGGCAAGCCTTGGCGAGAGCGCCGTCCTCCCACACGGTGGACGCCGACTGCATCCCGCGAGAGCCGATGATCTCGTGGCGCTCGGTGTAGCGGTCGAACTGGATCACAGAGCAATGCCTGCCGAGACGAGCCGCCATCTGTTGGGCGAACTGCGTCTTGCCCGTACCCTTCTCGCCGTTGCACCACACGGGAGCGCCGCGCTGCATGGCAGTCAGCACGCGGTGCAGGAGCCGCGCGTCCCACACCCACAGCGGGTCAACGTCGGGCGCGTCGGGGTCGTTCCACACCTCGACCTCGATATCACTCTCCATCGTGACGCCGAACACCTCCGACGCCATCGCCTTACGCACCGGGCGAATGTGCGAGTAGTCAACCTTGACCGGGAGCGCAACCACGTTGCTGACCTCGGGCGCGGTGTTCGCTTGCAGCACCTGCATCGTCGGCTTGGCAGGCTTGGCGTTGCCCTTGGAGAGAGCGTCGAGGATGGCGCTGCTCACCTCGTCCGCGTTGTACTGCTCGGCGGCGAACTGGCACAGCTCGTCCTTGTTGAACTTCGCGTAGTTGAAACCGACGGTGCCGCCACCGAGGCGGCGCAGCACGTCGAGGACTTGCTTGTGACGAAGACCGGACAAACGGGAAAGGACTTGCTCGTTCATGTGAGGCTCCAAAAAAAATGCCCCGTGAGGGGCGAGGGTTGGGGAAAAACAAAAGCCCCGACTGGCGGGGCTCGTTGTGCTGCTTCAACTATCCGGAAATGGGTCGGCTAACTCGCCGCCTTCTCAAGCACGGCAATGTATTCCCGAGCGTCCCTGAAGAACTGCGGCTCCTCGTCCTCCTCCAAGGTCGCGCTCTCGGCGTAGTCGAGCAGCTGCTCTAGCAGCACAGCTATGTCGCCCGCCATTTGCTTGGTGACTGTCGCGCCTGCCGGCTCGCAGTCCTTCAGCGCCACGGCGAGGCGCATGAGCGGACCACTCACGATCTCGTCTGGCACGCTGACCTTGTCACCCAGTCGCGACTTGACATAGCAGCGCATGGCTGCGACGAGTGGCGTGTAGCCAGTAGCCGAGATGTACCCATCAGGCGCGTCGTCCGCAATCTCCGCTACCCACGCATCGTGTTCGTTGGATACGTTGATCCAGTTCTGCTCGATGATCGACCCGCCTTGCGCCCAGTCCGTAGAGGGGGCGTAGGCGTTGTCGCCCGTGCCGAACCCCATGTAGAGCGCCTCGTCCTTGGCGTGCCAGTACACGGGCTGCCCGTCGCACTTCGCGACTGCCCAGTCGAGCGCCTTGCCTGCAAGCATTTCAGTGCGGAATTTCATGGTCAGTCTCCAATGTTGATGTTGATCTCGAAAAAGTTTTCGCTCTCGACGAATGAATCGTCGGTGCCAACCGCCCAATGCCGATTGCCATTGACCCAAACCGAAACATCGCAGTCAGGCGAGACGTTTTGCAGCGCGGCGATGAGGTCTTTCGCTTTCATGGTTTGTCTCCGTTTGTCGGGTTAGTCTGCGTAGGGGTAGTGCTCGAAGAGGGCGGGTTCCCATGCGGTGACGGTGAACTCGCCCTTGTCGCCGGTGATCTGCTCTCCCGGCTCGAAGCGGTAGAGCACGCCGTCGTCGGGGTCTGCGCCCTCGTCGTACTCGGCGATGATCCCGGTGCCCTCCCACTCGGTCGTCGGGTCGTTGTGCCAACGGTAGTAGATCTTGATGACCTGCTTGTCCATGTTTGTCTCCGTTTGTTGGTTGCTGCCAGTTGAATGATCCGGAAAGGGGTCGAGCCGCAACGACCCGACCCCTGCCTGCCTACTTGCGCTTCCGATGGAGAGCCGCCTTCAAAAACTTTACGGTCTCGCTCTCGTCATCGAAGTCGCTGCCCATCAACTCCTCGATGTAATCGAGGGCGACCTCAAGCGCCTGCTCAAGCTCACGTTCGCGCTTGGTGAGGCGGTCGATGACGCGGTTAAAGGCGGTGATTTCGTGCTTGTCGTTCTGCTTGTCCATGCTTGTCTCCGTTGGTTGGTTGTCAGTCGAGATGCCCAGTCGCGTAGGCGCTGATGCCGTGCGACTCCAGTACCCGAGCAAACGCCCGAGCCCATGCCATCTTCCGGTCGTAGGACTGCGAGAGATGACCGGGATAGAACGCAAGCCCGCCGCCGTATGCCCTGCGTGCGTAGCCCTGCTTCGCGCAGTAGCGCCCGAATGCGGTGTTGCCCTTGATCTTCACCCACGCGAAGCCGCAGACGCCATCGTCCACGACGTGCGTTTGTCCCATGCCAGTCACGATCATGGGTTGCGGAACCTCTGCCTCGAATGCCGCGTTGCCTGCCTGCTGCGCCTGCTGAAGGATCGCTTGTGCGTTTGTCATGTTTGTCTCCGTTGGTTGGTTGTTTGTCTTGTTGCGAGTTGAATCATCCGGAAAGGGGTCGCCGGAAACCGACGACCCCTGCTTGCCTACTCGACGGTGATCAGGGCGATGCGGTCGTTCCCGCTGCACACGGCAACGTGGTTCCCGCCCCGGTAAATCAGCGCGTTGGGCAGGGGCACCCGCCCCGGCGCAAGCCCCGTCGGCAGAAGCTCGCGAAAGAGTTCCGCGAGGTAGTCCAGACGCGCATCCGCGCATTCGTCAAAGGTGTTCGCAAAACGCACGGCTACGCGAATGAGCATGGCGTGTGGCGAGTGCTCCCCATTGTTCTCAAACTTGACTTGGACGTTCATGGTTTGTCTCCGTTGGTTGGTTGGTTTGTTGCTGCGAAGTGAATCTTCCGGAAATGGGTCGCGCCGGAACCCCTCGATCCCGGCGCTGCCCGAATCACACAGCCTGCAAGCGGAACGTGCGGTAATTACGCTTCAGGGAGCCGTGAGCGATGATCACGGGCGACGACTTGCCCTTGCTAGAGCCCGAGCACGCCATGCAATCGGCGCACAGCATCCGCTTGCCGCCCTCTGCCGATGCCGGGCAGACGAACTCGCGCTCACCGAGCGCCTCTGTCTCTAGACGGATGCGGAAGTAGCGGAAGCCCGAGTCACGGGCACGCTGCGCATCCTCGGGCGTGTCAGCCGAGACCATGCACAGCTGCGCTATCGCGTGCCGCTGCGCAATCGAGAGCGCCGCGTTGGCGATTTGGTGCGTGTACCCGGTGTTGCCCTCCGCGTCGGCGACGAGCGCCTGCCACACCAACGCCGGCGCAGCTGCGGGATCGCCGTAGGTGCCGAGCCGCACACGGCGACCCCAACCGATCTCCCGAATGGCAGAGACATCGCCCGAGATGTCGGGGTAGCGACCCCGCAGGAAGGCGCGGTAGACCATCGTCGCCCCTTGACCGACGTTGACGTAGCACGACCGCTTGCGACCCTCACCGCCACGATGGGGGCACGCGCCGCAAATCGACGAATCCGACCCCTCACGGATTGCCGCAAGGGGCTCCATGTCAGCCCGCAGGATGTAGGTCTGCATGAGAGCGCCGGTCTTCACGTTCTTGCTCTTGCCCGTGAGAGCGATCACAACGATGGGAGCCCCGTCGATCAGGGAAGGACCGCGATACAGGATGAAGCCAGTAGGACGTGCCATGTGAGCCTCCAAAAAAAAGCCGCCCCGAAGGGCGGCGAGTTGGGAACGAAGTGAAGCTTCCGGAAATGGGTCAGCCATTCGCCTCGACGTTCGCCACGATCATTGCGGCGGTCTTCGAGACGCCGCGCGCCTCCAAGCTGCGGGCGAATTCACCGCGCAGCTCTTCGATCATCTCGGTAGCCCGAGCGATGAACACGGGGAACGGGTCGCGCTTCGAGAGCCCGAATTCAGCCGCTACCCGCGGGCGCAGAGCGCCGCCCCGCGTTTTCATGCCGACAGCTTCGAGACGGAGCCCGGCGCGAATGGTGGCGAGACGGGCGATCAGGATGTTGGCGTCAATGGTGGTTTTGTTCATGGTTTGTCTCCGTTGGTCAGGGTTGAGGGGGCGCGCCGGAATCCGTTGACCCCGGCGCTGCCGGATTAGTCAGCGAACGCCATACGGCGCAGAGCCTTGTCTTGCATCTCGATCAGGTCGTCATAGGTCACTACCGTGTCCTCGGCGAAGAGGGTCTCGATGGCAGCGTCGGTAACGTCGAAGGCGAGGAAGGAAAGCTGGCGCATGGTGATCTCCCGTATAGGTGGATGTGGACAGCGGGTTGCTGTCGGCAACCCAAACTCTCCGGAAATGGGTCGAAACAGGGGGGCAAGCGACAAACGACGACAAATGAAGACAAAGGGGGGTCGGTGCGCGTAAGTGATTGATAGAACGCGCCAACACGGGCACCGGAGGCGAAAAACCCCGAATTCCGCCCCGTGACCGGGCAGGATGGCGCATCGCCCCCTCTGGCAACGCTCGTTTCCGCCCCTCTTACGCCACATTCACGACACAGAGGGAGCGCAAGTGCTTGATTGCAGAGGGGAGACGTGCGGATTGTCCGTCTGGGAGGCGGCGGTGGGGCGGTGGGGCGGGGTGCCGCGGTGGACAAACGAGCCGACCCCCCCGGCGTCTGAGCCTCTGGCTCACACCCCACCACAAACACGACCCCTTCCCCCGACAGCCGGCCCTTTTCGACTCAAACCTCCCCCGGCCGACCCCTTCTAAGGCACCCTCACCGGACCAAAACAGCCCTATGCCGGGGGGCTATTGGGACTCCGGCTGCTTTTTTTCTGGAATCGCGCCATCTAGCGCGCTGCGTGACGCGAAAGTGGTGACGAAGCTAGCTTCGTGGCCGGATTTTTTGGGCAGCAAATGTCCTAAATAGGGCCAAAACAAAAAAAGATCGACAAAAACTCGACAAACAGCGGATCAGTCTGTATATAGCTCTTACAGGCTGGGGCTTTGCGTCCCGGCCTTTTCTATTTCTGGAGGTCAACGTGGGTCATCGCCCCGACTGGAACGATCAAGACTTCAAGAAGACCGTTCTCGCATTCGCGGACGGCACCCCCGGTGGCGTGGATATCCAAGCCCCGATCCCTTACTCCGAAGCAACCAAGGTGACGGAAGCGGAACGGCAGGCGCAGGAGGCTTCCCGTGAGGCTGTGCCGGGCGGGGAGAAGAAAGACAAGCGCGTCCCCTCCTCCTCGCCGATGGCGGCTGGGAACTTTGAACTCAACCCCGACAAGTTCGACGCCCCGGAGGGTTACCGCGAAGACCAGCGGTACACCCGGAAGATCCTCGCCGAGGTGGGGATGAAGGACGGCGGCTACGTTAAAAAGAAAGGTAAGCGGTAATGGGACATCGCCCGGACTGGAACAACCAGAACTTCAAGAAGACTCCCGCGGTCCGCAAGTTTGCGGACGGTTCTCCCGGCGGAGTGACTGCCGAAGAGCGCGAAGCGGTTCGCGATAACTCCACCGTTGAGCGCGAGCCCATCGTCGACACCTACGAATACGGGCGTGCCGACGAGATCCGGAACAACGAGGAACGCTACGCCAGAGACCAAGCCGAAACCGCCGACCGCCAGCGGGAGATGGAGCGGCTGAGTGCGGAAGCCGACCGCGAACTGTCTACCATCCGCGAGGTCAAGTCCGCCCCCAAGTCCTTTAGCCAAGCCTTTGCCGAGAACCGCAAGGCCGGCAACAAGACCTTCGAGTGGAACGGCAAGCTGTACGGGACTGAGCTGGCGAAGGCCAAGCCCGCCGCCCAACCCCCCGCCAAGCTGGACAAGGTGACGGTCACCGCCAAGCGCGATGAGCCAAAGCCGGAGCCGCGCAAGTTCATGGGTCGCGAGGTCGTGGAGACCCCCGCCCAGCGCAAAGCTTCCGAGGCTTACAAGCAGGCCAATCCATTCCTTCGCGACAGCGTCAAGCGCGGTCAGGGCAAGGACTACAAATAAGGCGGCGCTCTCGGTCCAGAGCCCTCTCTGGTCCCCCTCCCACCGGGAGTTGCCGCCCCCTATATACATGACAGACGACAAGGCTATCGAACAGTACCGCGAGAAGCGGCGCAAGGCTGCGGCTGAAGCAGCCCAAGAGATCATCGACACGAAGGGTCTCCTGCATTTGCTTCAGAACTACATCTTCGATCGCGGTGTTGAGCAGGAAGTCGTTGGCAAGGACGGTAAAAAGAAGATCGTCAAGAACACCCCGAAGGTCAACGGCACCAAGCTGAAGGCTATCGAGCTGGCGCTGAACAAGGTCGTCCCGAACGTCGCTGCGGTGAAGCACGACGTGGAGGTCTCGAACATGACCTTCATTATCAAGACGGACCACGAGAAATAGGATGGACGGGGGAGGGGGAGACCGGATCGAGTACAAACCGCCGGGGGAACAGGCGGCTCGATTCCACCAGAGCAAGGCGTTCGTGAAGGGGCTGATGGGGCCGGTCGGCTCCGGCAAGTCCTCCACCTGCGTGATGGAGATCGTCGCGCAGGCGCTGAAGCAGAAGCCCTTCAATGGGGTCAGGGAGTCGCGGTGGGCCGTTATCCGGAACACCTACCCTGAGTTGAAGTCCACGACGATCAAGACGTGGCAGAACTGGGTGCCGGAGAGTCTGTGTCCCATCAAGTGGGACGCTCCGATTACCGCCCGGTTCAAGGTCAAGGACATCGGCGACGGAACCAGCCTCGACCTCGAAGTAATCTTCCTCGCCTTGGATAAGGCGCAGGAGACCGGAAAGCTGAGGTCTCTCGAACTCACCGGCGCGTGGATCAACGAGTGCTCGGAGGTTCCGAAAGAGATCTTCGACATGGTGACCCAGCGGGTGGGACGGTTCCCGCCCAAGACCAAGGGCGGCCCTAGCTACCCTTGTATCTTGCTGGATACAAACCCACCAGACGACGAACACTGGTACTACAAGTTCGCGGAGGAAGAGACCCCGGACGGCTGGGAGTTCTACCGGCAGGCGGGAGGTCTCTACCGCGAGGACGGGCAGTACAAGCCCCACCCGGACGCGGAGAACATCTCCAACCTCACCGGGGGCTACGAGTACTACCTCCGGCAGTTGGGCGGGAAGACGGACGATTGGATCTCCGTCTTTCTTATGGGCGACTACGGGACGACGGCGGACGGTAAGCCGGTCTACCCGGAGTACAACGACCGCATCCACGTCGCCGAGAAGGATCTGAAACCGATCCTCGGGCTGCCGATCATTCTGGGCTGGGACTTCGGGCTTACCCCTGCGGTCGCCATCTGCCAGATGACGCCCCGCGGACAGTTCATCGTCCTCGAAGAGTTGGTCGCCGAGGACATGGGGATCCGCCAGTTCGCGACCGATGTCGTGAAGCCGGTGATCCTCAACAAGTACGCCAAGCACCGGATCGAAAGCTGCGGTGACCCGGCAGGCATGAACCGGGCGCAGACCGACGAGCGCACCTGCTTTCAAGAACTGCTGGAGGTCGGGCTGCCGACCGAGCCGGCGAACACCAACGACTTTATTCCGCGCAGGGAATCTGTCGCGTTCTTCCTCAACCGCATGGCTGGGGGAGAGCCGGGCTTCTTGATAGATGCCAACTGCAAAACGCTGCGCAAAGGATTCATCGGTGGCTACCGCTACGAACGCTTGAAGGTTTCGGGTGAGATCTACCGCGAACGTCCGGTAAAAGACCGCTTCAGCCACATCCATGACGCGCTGCAATACGCTTGCTTGCGCGTGAGAACAACCGTCCAGCCCGTAAGGGCAAAGGCGCTTAAAAAGACCAACGCGAAAGGGTGGACTTAGTGAACGTCGTAAGGGCAGTGCCGCCAGCGGAAGTAGATATTCGCGCCGAACAATACGGCGAGGAGAACGCCCGCTTTGGTAGTGCCATCGCCGGTCACATCAGCGACTGCTGGAATCGAGCCAAGTTCGCGAAGACCGAACTCACCGAACGGCTTCTGAAGTGCGAGCGCCAGCGTCGTGGTGTGTACGATCCAGACCGCGCGCTGGAGATTGCCAAGACGGGCGGGTCTGATATCTACATGATGCTCACCGACATCAAGTGTCGGGCGGCGGAGTCGTGGATCAAGGACGTGCTCATTAATATGCGTGAGCGCCCGTTCGACCTCGTTCCCACCGAACAGCCGATCATCCCGCCTGAAGTTAAGATGGACATCGTCCGTCTGGTGCAGGCAGAGGCGCAGGAGTTTCTGGCGATGGGAGCAAGGCTCCACCCGGACACCTTTTCTATGCGCCTGTCGGAAGTCCACGACCAGCTGCTGCTCAAGGTCAAGGAAGAGGCGAAGGAGCGTGCCCGTCGCATGGGCAACCTCATCGAAGACCAGCTGCACAAGGGTAGCTGGGAGAAGGCGTTTAACGATTTCATCTCCGACTTCGTCACCTACCCGACGGCTATCCTCAAGGGTCCGACGGTCAGGAAGAAGAAGCGGCTGGAGTGGGGGCCTGAGTTCGTGCCCATCGTGGTCTCCGACTTCAACCGCGAAGTAGAGCGCGTTTCCCCGTACGACATCTACCCCGCCCCCAACTCGGGCTCAGTGGATGACAACTACCTCATTCAGCGCCACCGTCTCAACCGGGAGCAGCTGAAGTCCTTCATGGGCGTGCCGGGCTACTCTGACAACGAGATCGCCGGAGCCCTTGAGGCGTACGGTCGCGGTGGCCTTAAGTCGTGGGTGCAGGGCGACGAGCAACGCGACGATCTGGAAGGCAAGCCACACGCTGAGATTGAGCAGGGCAACCTCATAGAGGCCATCGAGTTCTGGGGTCCGGCTTCCGGGCAGATGTTGATCGAGTGGGGCATGGACGATGTCGACCCTCTCGACGAGTACGAAGTCAACGCTTGGATGGTCGGGAACCACGTCATTAAGTGCGTTATCAACCCAGACCCCCTCGGTCGCCGTCCGTACGAGATCACGTCGTGGGAGAACATCCCCGGCTCGTTCTGGGGTACGGCGCTGCCGGAGATCATGCGCGACGTGCAGATCCTCTGCAACGGCGCGGCTCGGGCGCTCGCGAATAACATGGCGATTGCCTCCGGCCCGCAGGTCGAGGTGAACGTCGACCGTCTGGCGGAGGGAGAAGACCTCACCCAGATGTACCCGTGGAAGATCTGGCAGACAACCTCCGATCGCACGGGCGGCGGTCAGGCCGGCATCCGCTTCTTCGTCCCAGACATGAAGGCTGCGGAACTGATGGGCGTGTACCAACAGTTCGCGCGGCAGGCGGATGAGGTAACCGGTATACCAAATTATGTATATGGGTCAGCCACTGTATCCGGAGCCGGGCGAACTGCCTCCGGTCTGTCCATGCTCATGGACAACGCGGCAAAGGGGATCAAGGCGGCGATCGCCTCCATCGACAAGGTCGTGTCTGGAGTCGTCCACCGCTTCTACGTTCACAACATGATGTATCACGACGACCCTTTCGTGAAGGGCGACTTCAACATCGTCGCCAAGGGCGCGATGGGTCTCCTTGCCCGCGAGCAGTTGCAGATTCGCCGCAACGAGTTCCTTGCCGCGACTGCCAATCCGGTCGACCTCCAGATCATCGGTGCCGACGGTCGTGCCTACCTGTTGCGCGAAGTCGCTGCCTCGCTGCAGATGGACACCGACAAGATTGTTCCAACGCCTGAAGCTATGAAGCATGAGCAGGAGAAGCAGGCGATGATCCAGCAAGCTGCAATGCAAATGCAGATGCAAATGCAGCCGCAACAGCCGCAGACGCTGGACGCCGCGGGGAACCCCGCCGGTGGAGCGGATATGCAGCAAGCAGCACCCCAGCAACCAATGGAAGGAGCGTGATCCGTGAAGGGCAAGATGAAATCCAAGGGCAAGCCGATGCCTCAGGGCTTTAAGAACGGCGGTGCCGTGTTCAAGCCGTGCGCCGGTTGTCCCGCTCCCGCCAAGTGCAAGATGGCGGGCAAGTGCATGAAGAAGAAATAGGAGAGAAAGATGAAAGGCAAGATGAAGCCCGCCTTCGCCAAGAAGGGTTACATGGACGGCGGATACGCCGGCAAGTCCGCCATGCAGGACGCTGCTGCCGCTCGCGGCGCTGGCCGCAATCGCGGCATGGTTATGAAGATGGCTGACGGCGGCATGGCCTGTGGTCACGCTGGCTCTCTGTCTGGCAAGAACATGAAGAAGGGCGGCAAGTAATGCTCAAGCGTCCAGACCAAAAGGTTCTGAACGCGCTTGCTGCACTCGAAAGCAATTCCAGTTTCGAGGATGTGCGGAAGTGGATGGAGGAGTCCCTGCAAGACCTCTATGTGCAGACGACCGAGACCAAGGACGAGACTTTGTCTCGCTGGTCGGCTGGCGCTGCTCAGGCTGCTAGGGAATTCATCCGCTACTCCAAGGAAGCTAGCAGCATCCTCCAGAAGTTTCGGTAACACATAAGTTGCCGAGCGGTCGTAGACCGCAAGCGCACCGGGGCGCTCAACCCGGAACCCGAGAACACCGCGTCAACAGATGACCGCGAATACCCGCTAGGGCTCGCACACGTCTGATGAACGGCTCACGGAAAGGATCCCATGTCTATTGCATTGCCGAAGAAAGTAAAGGAAGCCGAGGAAAAAGCCGAGGCTCTCTATAAGCAACTGTACGAAGCACCCACAGCAGAGGCTCCAAAAGAGGAGCCTGCGCCGGAAGAGCCGAGTGCTGAAACCACCGAGCCTCCGCCGCGCGAGGAACCCGCAGAGCCTGACGGCTCCCCAGAACCAGAGTCGCCGAAAGAAGAAGAACAACCGGTAGACGAGGAGACGTGGGAACACCGCTTCAAGGTTCTCACCGGCAAGTACTCCGCTGAAGTCCCGCGCCTCGCATCAGACAACCGTGAGCTGAAGACTCAGCTCAAAACTCTAGAGAAGCAGCTCGAAGAGTTGAAGTCTGGCAAGGCGTCCGAGAAGAAGTCGTTTGTCAAGCCTGAAGAAGTGGAAGAGTACGGCGAGCCGCTGATCGATTTGATCCGTCGCGCCGCACGCGAAGAGGTTGCAGCCAAGGAAGCCGAGATCGAAGCCCTCAAGGCAAAGATCGACTCTTTCGACAGCCGCACCTCCAAGGTTGTTGAGGTTGATTTCTACGAACAGTTGGGACGCGATGTCCCAGACTGGGTGACGATCAACGACGACAAGAACTTCCACAAGTGGCTGGACGGATACGACGAACTGACCGGAGTGCGCCGCCAAGAGATGTTGTCTCAAGCGGAGCAGGACAAGGATGCGCGACGGGTTGCGAACTTCTTCAAGGCATACAAGAAGGCTGGGCAGTCGTGGGCGGCAACCGCCTCCAAGAAGCTCGAATCCCAAGTGGTCCCTGAGTCGAACCGCGTCTCCAAGCCCCCCGCGGGCAAGAAGATCTGGACGACCGGAGAGATCCAGAACTTCTACGCTGCGATGCGTCGAGGGGATGTGAGCGACAAGGATGCTGTTGCCATCGAAGCAGACATCCACGCGGCTCAACTCGAAGGACGTATCCGATAAAGGAAGTCCTCGGTGGGCCGCCTATCGAAAGGTGACTCATCATGGCATTCCCAGTTGCAGCAGGTTACACCGGCTATTCGACCGGCTCGAAGTTCATTCCGGAAATCTGGAGCGGCAAGCTCCAAGTCAAGTTCTACAAGTCGACGGTTTTCGGCGAGATCGCCAACACCGACTGGCAGGGCGAGATCAAGTCGATGGGCGACAAGGTGCATATCCGCACCGTGCCGAACATCACGATCAACAACTACTCGTCTGGCGCGACCCTCACGTCGCAAGTGCCGACCAGCACCCCGCTCGAACTCCTGATCGACAAGGGCAAGTACTTTGCCGTTGTCGTGGACGACGTGCAGGAAGTGCAAGCGGACGTGAAGCTGATGGACATCTTCACGAACGACGCCGCCGAGCAGATGAAGATCGCCATCGACAGCGATGTCCTTGGTAACGTGTACGCCGATGCCGCTACCGCCAACAAGGGCGCGACGGCTGGTGCGCTCTCCGCCGATATCAACCTCGGCGCGACCGGCGCTCCGCGTGCTGTGTCTTCGACCACGGTCCTCGACGCGATCCTTGACTGCGGTCAGGTTCTCGACGAGCAGAACGTGCCGGAGACGGGGCGCTTCATCGTGATCCCGGCTTGGATGGCGGCGATGCTGAAGAAGTCCGACCTCAAGCAAGCCTACCTCACGGGCGACGACGTGTCCCCGCTGCGGAACGGCAAGCTCGGCATGATCGACCGCTTCACGGTCTTCGTGTCGAACAACCTGTCGTCGGTTACCGACCTCGGTTCCGACTCCTCGTCGGGCGGCACGGGCGGCGCGGCTGACCGCAAGTCGTTCCACGTTCTCGCTGGCACGAAGGACGCAATCACCTTCGCGTCCCAGATGAGCAACGTCGAGACGCTCCGCAGCGAGTCGACCTTTGGCAACATCGTTCGCGGTCTGAACGTGTACGGCTACAAGGTTGTCAAGCCGGAGGCTCTGGTCGACCTCTACGCCTACAAGGCGTAAACAAGATGGGGGTGCTTAGGCACCCCCTCTTTCTTAGTCTGTTCTGGGGGAGATATGGGATACACGAAACCGGCTCTTCGGGAGCGGATTAAGAAAGAGGTAATGGCTGGCAGCAAGGGCGGCGATCCGGGCGAGTGGTCTGCCCGCAAGGCGCAACTGGTTGCCCAGAAGTACGAGAAGGCTGGCGGCGGTTACTCAGGCAGCAAGTCCTCCTCGCAGAAGTCTCTGAGCAAGTGGACTGACCAGAAGTGGAGAACGTCTGATAACACGCCCTCGGAAGGCAAGAAGCGTTACCTGCCGGACGCTGCGTGGAAAGCGATGTCCTCGTCAGAGAAGGCTGCTACCAACAAGGCGAAGGCTGAGGGTAACGCGAAGGGCAAGCAGTTCGTAGCACAGCCCAAGAAGATAGCCGAGAAGGCTGCGCGGTTCAGGAAGTAGCGATGCGGCTGTTGAGGAAGAGGGGAACAGGCGAACTCTTCGTATGGACCGAGTCGCTCTCGCAGAGAGCGGACATGGAGGAGTACCTCGAACGAGCCATACGAATCGGTCCCAGCCAGACGTATCCGAGTGAGCCGGTCAGGACAAGGACCATCGAGTTCTATTCCTCGGCAGGGGGGATAGGCGATGCGGTATGCGCCCTCTACGTCGCTTGTGGTCTGGCGAACGCTGGGTTCAAGGTTCTGTTCCACGCCAAGCACAGGGAGTGGTTGAAGGTCGAACACCCCGGCGTGCAGATCCTGCCGGACGAGAAGTGCTTCGACATCAACGACGACTACGACGGACAACTTGCAGCCGCCTACCGTGGAGACATCACGTCGCGGCTTGAGTGGTATCTGCGGAACCTGTCGCGCCAGTTTGACATTGGCGATGTGAAGCCGGCGAGGCCGGCGAAGGTGAACAAGCCACCGCGACCGATCGCGGAGCCGTACATCGTGCTGTCACCGATCTCTGCTGGTCGCCCTCGGATCTATCCGATGCCGCACTGGCGGAGGATTGCCAAGCTGCTGTCCCCCAAGTACAGGGTGGTGGTGATGGCTGGCGAAGACGGCAGACAGGCTGTAGATGACGGGTTCTTCGGAGTGCCGGTCGAGAAGCGAATTGGTCTGCCGATTGATAACGCGCTGCGTTATTACGCTAACGCTAAGTGTGTGGTTGCAAACGACAGTGGGCCAGCTCACATTGCCGGGCTGTACGAAGTGCCTTGCGTGGCAGTGATCTCGCAGGCCAGCGGGAGTTTTTTGTTCGAGTGTTCGCAGACCGTAACCACAGTCGAGGCGGACGCCAGCTGTGCGAAGTGTTATTGGCAGCGAACCGGGGGATGGGATCGAGTGTGTGAGATGGGATGTTCCGCCCTCTACACAATCAAACCAGAGGAGGTGTGCTGTGAAATTGAAAGAGCCTGTGCGGTTTCTGAAGCAACACGGAACGGGAACGATCTACATACGGACGGAACAGCTCGCAAGCCGACCGGACATGATCGAGTTCGTGCCAGAGCAAAAGCAAGAACCCAAGGTCGAGCCGAAGCATGAGCCGACCCCGGAAGTCAATGCTGAGGTGCAACCCGCACCGTTCAAGATAGAGAAGGCGAAGAGAGCGAATGCTGGCTAGTGACATCATCGACCGCGCCCGGTTGGTACTGAACGACACTGACAACACTAGCTATCGCTGGGCCGACTCTGAGTTTCTTAAGTGGATCAATGATGGACAGCGCGCCATCACTCTGGTCCGCCCTGATGCGTCCGTTTCCGTGGAGACTATGACGTGTGCCGCCGGGACGAAGCAGTCGCTCCCGAGCGGAGCGATCAGGTTGCTCGATGTCACTCGCAACATCAATGCCGATAACTCTGTTGGGCGTGCCGTGAGGCTGGTGGACCGCGACATCCTCGACAGCCAGAACCCTGACTGGCATTCCGACGATCAAGCGGCTGTGGTCAAGAACTTCGTCTACGACAACCGGGTGCCGACCGTCTTCTTCGTTTACCCGCCAGCGAAGTCCACATCTAAGCTGGAGATCGTGATCTCCAAGAACCCGACTGACGTGTCTGCGACATCTAGCTCGCTGGCTGTCGCAGACATCTATACTGAGCCGTTGCTTAACTACGTTCTGTTCCGTGCCTACAACAAGGACTCGGAGTATGCGGCAACAGCGCAGCTGGCGGTGTCGTATTTCCAAGCGTTCCAAGCAATGCTGGGGATCAAGACCGCCAAGGACGTTGGCTACTCCCCAGACCTCAACAGCAAGGGTGGCAATCCAAACCCGGCTGCCCTTCAGACTGGAGGCGTGTGATGTCTACCGCCTACGACGATTTTCTTCCATACATACTTCCCGACACTCCGGGCTGTCCTGAGATCGCCGCCATTCAGGCAATTCGCTCCGCGACCATCGACTTCTGCGAGCGCAGCCTGATCCTTCAGCGCGACCACGATCCAATCAAGGCGGTAGCCGATCAGTCTGATTACGAGTTTGAGCCTCCCAAGCACCATTTGGTTACCAAACTCATGCGCGGCTGGTATCTGCACGACCCGCTTGAGGTCGTTGCACCGGACATGGTGACCGACCCTACCGTCTACAACGCGACGTTCCCGGCCCCGAACGTATCCAAGGGGAAGCCGCGCAACATTGTCCAGAAGGACGAGCGTACGTTTGCCCTGTTCCCGGTGCCTGACGAGACCGTCGCAAATGCGATCACGCTGCGCGTGGCTCTGAAGCCTACCCGTGCGTCCACGACCTGCGATGACATCCTGTTTGAAGACTATGCCGAGTTCATTGCGCATGGAGCGAAGTCGCGTCTGTGCATGACTCCGGGCAAACCGTACACAAACCCTGAAGTTGCCGTGCTTGGCAACGCTATGTTCTTGCAGGGTATCAACCGTGCCTTGCAGCGTGCGGTGCGTGGTCACTCTCGCTCCGACCTGCAAGTCAAGATGCGGAGACTTTAATGGCTGGCGAATACGATCTTGAGATCCTGCAAGGCGAGACCTACACAAAGCAGTTCATTTGGAAGGACTCGGCTGGCGCGTTGGTAAACCTCACGGGCTACACCGCTCGGATGCAGGTTCGACAGAGCAAGGCGAGCGACGATGTCCTGCTTGAACTCACAACCGCAAATGGGCGGATCTCGCTCGGCGGCGCTGCTGGGACGATCGACCTGAATCTATCCGCGACAGTCACCGCCGCCATCACTTGGAAGCGCGGGCTGTACGACCTCGAACTGGTTGCTTCAAACGGTGTGGTGAGGCGTCTGCTTGAAGGTGAAGTGACGGTCAGCAAAGAGGTGACTCGATGACCGACGTAGTAGTTACAGAGATCTCGGAATCCATCGTCTCCGTTCAGGAGGTTGCGCCGGATATCCTTGAGGTCGTAGCCGCCGGTCCTCTGGGTCCGCAGGGACCTACTGGACCAACAGGTCCGACCGGACCTACTGGCGCGACTGGTCCGTCTGTTACAGGTCCTACTGGTGCTGCCTCGACTGTTGCCGGACCTACCGGTCCGACTGGTCCAACTGGCGCTCAGGGCATTCAGGGCATTCAGGGCATTCAGGGTATCCAAGGCGCGACCGGACCAACTGGTCCTACTGGAGCGCAGGGTATCCAAGGCATCGTCGGTCCCACCGGTCCCACCGGGGCGCAAGGCGTTCAGGGTGACATCGGACCTACCGGACCTACCGGCGCACAGGGTGTGCAGGGGGTTCAGGGCATTCAGGGCATCGCTGGTCCAACCGGACCCACAGGAGCCACTGGAGACACAGGAGCGACCGGGGCTGTAGGTCCGACAGGACCGACTGGCGCACAGGGCGTACAGGGCGTTGCTGGACCCACTGGACCCACTGGAGCAACCGGCGATACCGGCAGCACCGGACCTACTGGACCTACCGGATCTACCGGCGCAACTGGCGCTGTTGGACCCACTGGACCAAATGGACCCACCGGACCCCAAGGAGACGCTGGTCCTACTGGTCCTACCGGTGCCTCCTCGAACGTGGCTGGTCCGACGGGTCCGACCGGATCAACCGGGAATACTGGCAGCGCAGGTCCTACTGGTCCTACTGGTCCTAGCGGATTGGCTGGCACTGTTACCGGCGTCGATTCGATTGCCACCCCTGACTACATAGACTTTGACACGACCGCTTCTCCTGCCGCTTCCGTTGGTCGACTCGCTTGGGATAGCGGCGACGGGACGTTGACCGTTGGTCTTCTGGGTGGGAACGTCAACCTTCAGGTCGGGCAAGAGAATGTTGTCCTAGCCTACAACGGCTCCGGCAGCACGATCGCTGCTGGTAAGGTTGTTGCCGTGTCTGGGGCGCAAGGTCAGCGTCCGAGCATTGTCTTGGCTGATGCGGATACGGAGCCTCTGTCTGCCGCCACGCTCGGCATTACGACCGAGTCTATTGCTAACGGCGCTGAAGGATTTGTCACCACGTTTGGCGTTGTGCGGGGGATTGATACTTCCGCGTTCACGGCTGGCAATCCGATCTACCTGTCGCAGACCGCCGGGTCGTTTACTGCCACCCGCCCGTCCGCCCCTGCTCACACCGTGTTCCTTGGCTGGGTTGTGAAGGTCAACGCCTCCAGCGGTGAGGTGTTTGTTCACATCTCCAACGGCTGGGAGTTGGACGAACTGCACAACGTGCTGATCTCCAGCCCGTCCGATGGACAGGCGCTCACCTACGACCAGACCGCTGGCGTCTGGAAGAACACGACCGCTGTTGGTCCTACTGGTCCCACGGGCGCTACGGGTGCCGCCGGTCCGACCGGACCTACTGGCGCTACGGGAGATACTGGCGCTGTTGGTCCAACCGGTCCTACTGGCTCTACTGGAACTACGGGCGCTGCTGGTCCAACTGGTCCTACCGGAGATGCTGGAGCAACCGGCGCTGTAGGTCCGACTGGTCCGACTGGGGCGCAAGGTCCGCAGGGACCGCAAGGCGTACAAGGTGTGCAGGGCGCGACGGGTCCGACAGGACCAACAGGCGACACAGGCGCTACTGGCGCTGCCGGGGCAAGCGGTCCTACTGGTCCTACTGGCGCGGCTTCGAGTGTCGCCGGACCAACCGGACCTACTGGTGCAACTGGTCCGACCGGGACGCAACCGTGGACCACCTCTGGCTCCGACATCTACTACAGCAGCGGGAACGTCGGGGTCGGTGTCGTTCCGACCTCCAAGTTCCACGTCTATGACGCGGCTTCTGCCGTCATCGCTCTGCATGGCGATGCCACAACGCAGACGCAACTGATCCGCGCCAGCAGCGACATAACGGCTCCAATACACCTAGTTCGCAAGGCTCGCGGGACAATTGCTTCCACGTCAGCCGTTGCGACCGGAGACAACGCTGGCGTTCTGCGGTTTCAGGCGTATGGCGGTACCAACTACCGCAACGTCGCGGACATCATTGCGAACGTAACCACATACACCTCAGACACCTCCATGTCTGGGGCGTTGTTATTCAGAACGAACAACGCATCCTCAGATGTTGCAGAGCGTGCGCGGATCACGCACGACGGACGATTCTTCCTAGGCTCCACGAACACGGCGCTGAACGCTGGCATCGTCAACGCCGTTGCTCCTGCCGCAGCCTCTGTTGCTGGCTCCTACTCGAACCAGACAATTTCGAGTTCAACGACTACTTTATTCAACGCCTATCAGACAGACATCTCGACGACGGCTGCGTCATTCACGCTCCCTTCGCTGGCTCACTTCTCTGCCAACCAAAGCACCATTGGCGCTGGGTCCGCCGTTACAACTCAGTACGGATACATCGCCAACAGCAACCTTACTGGCGCAACAAACAACTACGGCTTTTACAGCGACATCGCTTCCGGTACTGGTCGCTGGAACTTCTACGCCAACGGTACGGCTAACAACTACTTCGCTGGCAACGTCGGGATTGGGGTGAGTGCGTCCCTCGCGGGGAAACTTGACGTTCTGGCAGGTACTGACCAGCGGTTTTTGGTGCGTGAACTTGGTACTGGCGCTGTTGTTCTTGATGCCGTCAACGCCGCAAACAGCGCCTACCAAACGCTGATTACAAACGGCAGCGTTCACATTTTCAGGACCGGTGCCACCGAACGCATGAGGATCAGCGCTGCTGGCGGGTTTTCTGTCGGCACCACGGCTGACCCCGGCGCTGGTGCAATCTACGCGACCGGCAACATCACCGCCTACTACTCCGATGACCGGCTGAAGACGAAACTGGGCGTCATCGAAAACGCGCTCGACAAGGTGTCGCAGTTGTCTGGCTTCTACTACGAAGCCAACGAGACCGCTCAGGCTCTCGGCTACAAGGTTCGCCGGGAGGTTGGTGTGTCGGCGCAGCAGGTGCAAGCCGTGTTGCCAGAGATCGTATCGCCCGCTCCTATCGACCAGCAGTACCTGACGATCGACTACGAGCGTTTGGTCCCGCTGCTGATCGAGGCAATCAAGGAACTGAAGGCTGAAGTCGAAGAACTGAAGCGAGTTAACTAATGCCGCTCAACGCTTCCGGTCCAATCAGTATCGGCGGCTCGACCAGCGGGCAGTCGATTAACTTGGAACTTGGCAGGACCGCCACACAGCAATCTTCTCTGAACGAGTCTGCCCTTCGCACGCTCGCTGGGAAAGCATCTGGGCAAATTGCGCTTTCGGATTTCTACGGGAAGGCAAACACTTACACAGTTGAGTTCTTGGTCGTCGCTGGCGCTGGAGCCGGTGGTTATGCACAAAACAGCCCGTTTTCAAACAACCTTGTTGCTGGAGGTGGCGGCGGTGCTGGCGGATACATATCAAGTTCGCAGACTGTCACTCCCGGCACTGGATACACGGTGACGATTGGCGGCGGTGGTTCTGCAAGCGCATTCCCTATCGGGAGTGGGTCAAACTCTGTTTTCAGTTCAACCACGGCAACAGGTGGCGGAAGGGGCGGTAGGTTTGGCTCAAAGAACGGAGGAGATGGCGGTTCCGGCGGCGGGACGGCGTCGTATTACGCCGGAGCCGTTGGCTTAGGAACATCCGGGCAAGGCAATAACGGCGGGTATTCCTATGGATATGGCAGTGCTGGAGGCGGCGGTAAAGGCGGCGCTGGTGGAGACACGAGCAACATCAACGGTGGCTCGGGCGGATCAGGATCAACTTGGAGCAATGGCTCCACATACGCTGGCGGAGGCGGTGGCGCTGGCGGATCAGAGGTT